ACTTAATATTTATTATAAATAATATTATTTAATATGGCAAATATACCTATTTGGCCAGGAACTTCATCATTTGTATCAGGTTCTGGTCAAACCCCATTTGGTTTTTATGATAGTGATGTTTCTTTCCAACAAGAAGCCGATAAAGTAGCAAATTGGTGTGCTCGTAGGTTAGGTTATCCATTAATGGAAATTGAATTGCAAGACATCAATTTCTACACAGCATTTGAAGAAGCAATTACAGCATATAGCAATGAAGTATACCAATATAAGATACGTGAAAACTTCTTTTTAATGCAAGGTAATTCTACCGGATCTTCATATAATAATCAAATAATTACCCCTAATTTAGGAAGCACAATTCGTATTTCCCAAACATACGCTGTTGAAGCAGGAACAGGAGGAAATGTACCTCAATATACAGCTTCATTTGATATGATACCTGGTATTCAAGATTATGATTTAAAAGAAATCATGTCTAGTTCATATGGGATAACATCATCTATTGAGGTTAAAAAAATATTCTATGAGTCTCCTCCAGCTATTGTTCGTTATTTTGATCCATACGCTGGTACTGGTACTGGTATTCAGTCATTATTAGAAACATTTGGATTTGGACAATTCTCACCAGGAGTTAATTTTTTATTAATGCCTATATATTTTGATGTTCAAAAAATTCAAGCAATTGAATTAAATGACCAAATAAGAAAATCAGCATATTCATTTGATCTGGTGGATAATAAATTAAGAATATTTCCTATTCCTACTACTGATAATAAAATGTTCTTTCATTATATATTTGTAGATGATAGAAATAGTGTTATACCTCTTAGTGGAAGTGGATTAGGTCCGGGTAGAATCACAGACGTATCAAATGTACCTTATACTAATCCAACGTTTGCTTTAATCAATTCAGTAGGTAAGCAGTGGATTTATCAATATACATTAGCTATATGTAAAGAAATGCTAGCATATATTAGAGGTAAATATACACAGATTCCTATTCCAGGAGCTGAAGTAACCTTAAATCAAGCTGATTTATTAGCCGATGCTAGAACTGAAAAAGAAAAATTACTTGAAGTATTAAGAGCAAACTTAGATATGGCTTCACGTAAAACACAATTAGAAAACCAAGCATTGGAAGCAGAGGCAATACAAAAAGCATTGAATAACGTACCAATGGGAATTTATATATTTTAATTATGATTAAACTACAGAATCTATTATTAGAATCACTTTCTATTTACGAAATAGAAGTAATGATTAAAGTAGAAAGACAAGCTAATAAGGTAGACATATACAATGAAATTAGAGGTATAGATGGAGTAGTTGTTGTTAAAGTAGAACAAAATAACTATTTAAATACTTTAATTACTGACCAAACAGAATACTCTTTACTTCATATGAAATTTATTGTAAGAAAAGAACCAAAAGATGAGTTAGCTGAAATTAAAAGAAGAGCATTAGTAACTCAAAAAATACCAGGCTTATTAAAATTTATACCTAGATATAAAACTTTAGAAAAAATAACTACGATATAATGAGTTTATTTGGAGCAAATAGAGACATAAGTTTATTTAGACACGTAAATAGAGAATTACTTAATGATATAATTGAGCAAAAAGTAGGATATTATAAAATAGTACTAGATCGCACTGAACCAAACATGTATGGTGAGGCTTCTAAAAAAACATATAACGATCCTGTACTAATTAATTGCTTGATTGAACGTGGAGATACGACTTCAGCCGTAGATGATTTTGGCCCTGATATTAGTCGTAATATTACTTGCCGCTTTTTACGCGATGATCTCGCAGGTATTGACTTAAGCACCGAACTTGGCCCAGATGCTAGAGGCTTTACATATAACATAGTACCTGAAATAGGAGATGTAATATTATGGAATAATGATTATTATGAAGTTGATAATGTTAATGAAAATCAGTTAGTTGTAGGTAAGGATTATAACTATTCTTATTCATCTAATACCGACAATTTTGGTTCTTCATGGTCAATAATATTATCATGCCATTATATGAGACCAGAAATACTAGGTATAACCCAAACAAGACTATAATATTTATTGACATGATTAAATTAATAGACATATTAAATGAAGCAGAAATTCCTGTAACCGGAGCAAGTGGTGAAAAAGTAGCATCTTTTAAACCTAAAAAAGATGGTGAGGCTTTTGAAAGAGGATATAAAAGTATAAAAACTTCTATAGACCCGGAAACAGGTACCTTTACACAAGAATTTGAAGCTTTACCTAAATTTGATGAAATAAGAAGAAATCTTTTAAAATATAGAAGAGAAGTCCAAGCATTTAAATTTTCAACTAATGAAGATGTAGCTAAAGTAGCTAAAGATGCGAATGCTACTCTATATAAAGCTGCTCAACTAGTATTAGCTTTAGATAAAATGTTAGAATTACAAAGACAAAAATAATAATGGCTAAATCTCTTAAACCTATACCTAAAAATGCAGCTGAAATTAGTCAAGAACAAGTTACTCCTTATTTAAAAAATCAAGGAAAACCTGTTAGTGATACTGTTTTTTCTAAAAATAGAGGTAAAGATATATCATTTAAGGGAGATACTGTTAAAGATGTAAGTATAGGAATAGAAGATTTAGATTATGCTGTGTTATACTATTTTGAAAATGTTATAAAACCTAGTGTAATTCAAAATGGACAACAAATAACTGTTCCCGTAATTTATGGTTCTCCTGAAAGATGGAAATCAGTTCAAGCCGATGGTTTTTATCGTGATGCTAACGGTAAAGGATTAGCTCCTTTAATTATGTTTAAACGTGAAAGTGTTGAAAAAAATAGAAGTCTAGGAAATAAATTAGATGGCAACAGAGCCCATTTATATCAGGTTATAGGTACAAAATATAATATAAGAAATGCATATGATAGATTTTCAGTTGTAAATAACAGAATACCTTCAGAACAATATTATATAAGTACTGTTCCTGACTATGTTACTTTAACCTATTCGTGTGTTATATTTACTGACTATGTTGAACAAAATAATAAGTTAGTAGAAGCTATTAATTTTGCTTCAGATTCATATTGGGGAGATCTAAATAGGTGGAAGTTTAAAGCAAGAATAGACTCATTTACTACAACTACTTTATTAGAACAAGGAGAAGACAGAGCAGCTCGCTCTACATTTAATCTTATTTTAAATGGATATATAATTCCTAATACGGTAAATAAAGATTTAGCAGTAGCTCGTAGCAAATTTTACACAACATCACAGGTAGTATTTAATTTAGAGGTAATAGATAGTGGTGGTACTATAACTAATATAGACGAAATGAAATTTGCAAATAAACCAGCAGCTAAAAACGCTACAGGAGCTACTTCATTTATAGGAGGAGGAATTAATATAACTAGTGTAATTGGAGCAGGTAATGATGACGTAGAGTACATAAATACTAATATTGCTAAAATAGCCAATAGCATAACCATTCCTGATACAGCAATTTTTTATAGCTCATCTATATTGCAACCACCAGCAGGCTCAAGTTTACCTCCTACATCAGTAAATAATTTTGTATTTTATATTAATGGCCAATACGTTCCTTCTTCTGCTATAACATTATCAGAAAGTGGAGGAAATGTAACAGCATTATTTAATACATCATCTATAGGATATTCATTAAGTTTAACAGACGAAATAACAGCAATAGGGAAATTCACATAATGGCACTAATAACCAGTAAACAAATACAGTACCCATTATCGGGCTTATTCAGTGGATCGTTTAGCGGTGATGGTAGTGGTTTGACTAACTTATCGATTGATGGATTTCAAATAACCTCAGGAAGTGTTAGTGCTAGTGTTAATCCAATAGGAGATTTATTTTTAGTTAAGTCAGCAAGCGCTGAATTTTTAAAAATAACTTCTAATACTACAACTATAACTAATGATATTTTTATAATTAAGGATAACAACAATAAACCAACATTTACTATAAGTGAAAGTATAATATATTTTGCTACTCAGTCAACTGAATTAACAGGTTCAACTATAGCTGGAAGTATGTATTTTACTTCATCATCGTTTTACGTAGGACTAGAAAACTAAATATATTTATAACAAACATAAAAACAATATACAATGGCAGAATGGAAAAAAGTCGTAGTCTCAGGTTCTGTAGCTGAATTAGAAAACCACTTTAATGGTGAACCAACAATAAATCCTTGGTCAACTGGTCTTGATGGAAGTTATTTCAGTACATTTTCACCTACAACCTACACTTCAGATATATTAAGATTTATAGCAGGGTTATTAAGCGCCTCAGCTCCTGCACCTTCACCTAACACTAGAACATTCGCTAATATTAGTGAAACTATTACAAACAACGGTACTGGAACTGCACCTGCAGGTTATGTACCTCAAAGTTTTACAGGTGCTGATTTAACTTATTTAGTTAATCAAGGGTTTGCTTCAGTAGGTGGTACTTTATTTCCTAGTAGAACAATATTCAATAACTCAAGTTTTAATATAGTTTATAATAGTGTTGCTGGTGGTTCTACAACAGTATCTTCATCCGCTGATGCTCAATTATTTGGTTTAGGAACTTTATCTGAGGTTCCATTTCGTGTGTCAGGAGCAATAAGTTGGTTTTACTCAGATAACAACAGTGAAACCGTAACTGCAACTTCACAATCACAAGCTTTATTATCATTATCAACTACAGGTTCTTCAGGTGGTTTAACGTTAGCTAGAATTAACACAGCTAATCCATTAGTTATCCCTCCAGCATTCCAAGATGGTAAATTTGCTGGTGTATTTAGTTCAGGACTATTCAATAATGGAAGATCATTTACTAGTGTAAGTTCATCAGGTTGGTACCATATATCAGCATCTATTAGAATAAATACCGGTTCTTCAGCATACAGCACAGCACAAACTATTACTGAAAGAGTATTTTATGCTCCAACAACTAATATTAATACTAACATTGGTAGTAATAGTTTATCATATACAGGTGGTGTAACAGCTTCATTAACAGCAACATCACGCTCATTAAGTGGTGCTCCTTATTTATTAACTGCTACTTGGTCTCAAATATCAACAGCAAGTGGTTTCTTCTCACCTTTATATGCTGCTGATTCAACATTATCTGATTTAAACACAGCAAATTCATTAGTTGCTTTAAGTGGTATAACAGCTGCTTCAACCGCTGGAGGTACAGTTCAAACTGCAAATGCTATATTTGATTCAACAGGCGTAACTCCAAGATCAACAGGTACAGTACCTTTTATAAATGATATAGTTAAATTAAGTGGTAGTGTATCATTTAATGCTGGTTCAAGTGGTGCTACAAATATCCAACAAGGAAGTTCTTTATCTACAACTACATTTACAGTATTAACAAGAGGTAAAGACAGAACCGGAACCCAATCAACATTAAACACACAAACTTATTTATTTCACTCAGCCAGTGCTTTTGATCAACCATTATCTTCAGGATCAATGGCTTATTATGGTAGAGCACAAGGATTTGATTCTAATACATTAACTGGTGGATCTGAAACATTCGTAGGAGAAACTTCTAGATTACGAATAGATAATAATGTTTTATCAGGTTCATATAATAGTGGAGGAAAATGGACTACCGGTTCATATAGCGCTTACACATTAGGAGCATTAGATTTACAAGTTAAACCTGGATTCTTAGTAAGACCAGGTGGTTCATATGGTTATTGGTTAGCAGATCCAAACAGTGGTAAAACATATAAATACTATGCTAGAGCATTTAGACGTGATTTAGCAACTGCTGCTACTTCAATGACTATAAACGTAGGTAGAACATTAGTAGGCTGGAACTCAGCTACATCTGGTGTAGCAGTTGCTTTAGTATTTGCTAGTTCAGGTGTCAATTTATATTCTACTCCTAGAATTTATGACCCAACTGCTACAACATCTAACTTAATTAGTGCTAATGTATCTAATGATGATTTTATTAATCCGTTTACTAGAAACATAGATTTATATGGTAATACAGGTGGTAGTGTTGCTTCAACAACATATACAGTTCCATTAAGAGCAGCAGATGGTATGACATTAGATACTACTTACAGAGACTTAATTGTACTTGTAAGATACAATGGAGACCAATTACCAATAACAAGTATAGCAGTAACATATTCATAATAAAAAGTAATAATACAACATGGCAATTGATAGAACAATAAAATCAAGTAGGCTCTTACAAAGTAGACGCTATACACAAGCATCATTATCAGATGCTCAAGAAGCATTTACCAGTGTATTAGATATAAACTCTAGAGAAGTATATGCTCAGGCAAGCCTAATACCTACATCTAGTTTACCCTTCTCAGGTTCAAGCCAAAGCGGCAGTATATATTCTGTTGGAGGACAAAACATATTAAGATATTGGTTTCAACATCCATTAACACCATCAAACGTTGTTAGTGGTTCAGTAGTTGATGCCTGGTTCTTTATTGATCCATCAGGATCAGCGGTTACTCCTCAGATCATACAAACAGGTCAACAAAATAATTTTGTATCAAACAAATACGCTTCACCATCATTAACAAACGCAGATGCTCAAGATAACCCTCCAGGTTACAACATTGTAGTTTTAATCGACAATGTAAAACAAAATCCAGCTTCATATCAGTTTGATTATAAAAATGGTGTTTTACAATTTGTTACTGCTGCTCCACTTCCAACAGCTGTAGTTAGAGTAACAGCCTATCAATATGTTGGTCAAACAGTTGATACTGCATTAACCAACTTAAGTGCCTCTATTTCAGGAGTTAGCGGTTCATTAAGTAATTTAAGTAGTGATAAAATTGCTACAGGTGCTGTTACCGCTTCAGTTGCTACAGGTTCAAATACATTTACTATTACAAATGGTGGTACTTCATTATTTAAAATAAAAAATAATGGTGCTATAGAGCATGGACCTTCAGTATTAGCTGAAGGAGTTTATTCATATGCTGCTGGTGATTCTACTAAAGCAATTGGGGACTATTCACATGCTGAAGGTAATAGCACATACGCCGGTTTTAAAGGATATAATTCTGTTGATATAGGTTCGACAACCCCAGGTGATATTTACTTAAATGCAGGTTATGGTGATGTTTCAAGTCAATTTTCTAGTGGTTATATAGTATTAGATGATACTAATTACAACCAAGCCTACCTCACTACTAAACTAGAAATAGCAAATGTTCAGTTTGATGGTACTAATACAATTATAACATTAGTTAATACAAGTATCACAGGAACTGGAGCTATAATAGGTGTTTTTAATAATCCAACACCAACTGGAGCAGACCAAATAGCAGGAAACACTTCACATGCTGAAGGTTTTAATACTCAAGCCTTAGGAAATTATTCACATGCTGAAGGTGATACTACTAAAGCAATAGGAAGTTATTCACATGCAGAAGGTAATGGTACTCAAGCAACAGGATACGCTTCACATGCTGAAGGCACTAGTACTCAAGCATTAGGAGATTATTCACACGCTGAAGGTGAAAGTACAATTGCCTCTGGATACGCATCACATGCAGAAGGTCTTAATACTCAAGCAATAGGAAATTATTCACATGCTGAAGGTTCTGATACTCAAGCCTTAGGAAATTATTCACATGCTGAAGGTGAAAATACAACAGCATCTGGATACGCATCACATGCTGAAGGTGTAGGTACAATTGCATCCGGTTCTGGACAAACAGTAATGGGTAAATACAATACCCAAAACAATGATACTTCATTAGTAATAATAGGTAATGGTATTGATGATAGTACTAGAAGTGATTTAGTATTATTTAATTCAACAGACGTTGCATTTAACGTACCAGTATCTGCCTCAGTATTTTCAGGTTCATTTGTAGGTAATGGTGCTGGATTAACAGATGTACCTGCAAGTGCTATTTCAGGATTAAATTTATCTCAAATTGCAACAGGTTCAGTATCAGCATCTGTAAATGTAGATTCAAATGCTTTTACAATTATAAGCGCATCTAGTACATTACTTAATGTAGCAAATTCTGGATTAGTTACAGTATCAAATTTAACAGTAAATGATAACTTAGTTGTAAACGGTACCGCTTCATTTATTAATACAGAAAACTTATCTGTTAAAGATAGATTCATATTAATTAATAGTGGTTCTTCTACATTAGCAGATTCAGGATGGGTTACCCAATACAACGCAGCCGGTTCAGGTTCAGCATTTTATTTAGATGCAGATACAACAGGAACATATGGTCGTTTTGCAGTAGCATTTGATGTTGTAGGTAATGAAAGTATTGTAACCGCTAACGAGTATGTAGTTACCGCTCGTCAAGCATCAGGAGCACCCCCAGCAACACCAACATGGGGTGGTGCAACCAACGGCTTCGGTAATATTTACGTAAACAGTGATAACGGTGATATCTTTATCTATTCTTAAACATATTTATAATAAAATAGTTATGGCATTTACAGCAACACACATAGACAACAACGTTAAAAAAGAACAAACAACAACTCTATCTCCATCACAGTTAAATACAAAGGAGATAGAGATGTTGTTATCTCTAATAAAAAGATCAACATTCCTTGGAGAGGATGTAGAGACTATTTATCATATGGTGGTTAAACTACAAAACCAATATTTGGAACAAACAAAATAATTAAGTTATGAATATATACTCAGTTGATTTAACTCTAAATGAGTTAAACTTTATCCGTCAATCATTAGAAACAGTTACCATACAAGGTAAAGATGCTAAATTTTTAGCTACACTTCAAGTAAAAATTGAACAAGAACTGGCTGAAATACAAAAAATGATACAAGCAGAAGAACAAAAGAAAATGCTTGCCCTATCAGAGACTATAACTAAAAGTACATCTAAAAAATAGTTTTCCATATTTATACTAGACCATTGGCCTGTAAAAGGAAGTAGGCATATACACGGCATAAGTGTATGTATCTAACCGTGGTTTAATTATATATCAACATGCCTAACTGGAAGAAAGTCTTAACTAGCGGTTCAGATGCCGCCTTAAACACATTAACTGTATCTAACGGTATAACAGGTTCTCTATTAGGAACTGCTTCATTTGCTTCAACAGCATCTTTTTCATCAACAGCATCATTCATCAATGTAACAGGCTCAAATGTTTTTGTTCAAGGTGGTAATAGTTTTGGCGCAGGCGCTGTATTAGGAACAAATGATAATCAATCTTTAATATTAGAAACGAGTGGTTCTGCTAGGTTAACTATAACAAACGCGGGTATAGCTCGTTTTTCACGTACAGGTAGTGGTAACTTAGTAGAATTATATGATAATAACAATAATATAGTTACTCGTTTTCTTAATAATGGTCAAGCTGTTTATACTGAGGCTGTAACTATTCCTTATTTAATAGGAGGATTAGGAGGAACATTAAATATTTTCGGTAGCACATTTATAGGAGCGGATTTTGCCGTTACTCCAAATGCTCGTTTACATATAAGAGGGGCAGGCTCTGGGTCAGCTACCACAGCGTTACGTGTTCAAAATAGCGCTTTAACATCATCATTAGTAATCTTAGATAACAATTCAGGTTCATATAATGGGGGTTTTACATTTACTGGTAATACAATTATCTCAGGTTCTGAAACTATTTCAGGTTCAATAACATTTACTAGAGCATCAACTCCATCAGCTGCAGGTGTAATTGGACGTGGAGCACTTGGGCTTGAAATCAGAGGTGTAGATGGTGGTTCAGGTGGGCATTTATCGTTACTTAATGCTGGAGGTGACGGTGTATTAGTAGGTATTAGCAGTACTAGACATTTATCAACATATGGTAGACTTGGTGTAGGTATCGGATTAGCAACACCATCATCCCGTTTACAAGTTAGAGGAGAGGGTACTACAAATGCTACCGAAACGCTACGTATACAAAACAGTGCAGCAACCTCTTCATTAGTAATCTTAGATAACAATTCAGGTTCATATAATGGTAACTTTGATATAACTGGTAGTTTAACTACAACGGGAAATGTTGGTATAGGTAGGAGCTCTGCTACTGCAAGTTTAGATGTAGCAGGCACAACTCGTCTCTCAGGCTCATTCAACACAGCAGCATCTGGCTCAATCTTAACCGTAATAGGTTCAGGTTCAGCGCAACCAATATTTACAGTACAAGGTTCACAAGGTGAATTGTTCTCTGTAACAGATAGTTTATCAGGATCTTTATTTAGTGTTAATGACATATCAGGTCTTCCTATTATGGAAGTATTCTCAGATAACACCATTTTAATGGGTGATTATCAAGATCCAATGTTATTAACAACTAGAAAAATAACACAAACAAATTCAGGTTCGTTTGTTGTATATAGTATACCAACAGCATCGTACGATGGAGCATTTTTTGAATTCACAATAAAATCAGGTTCAAATGCAAGAGTAGGAACTATAATGAGTACGTGGGCTGGATCTTCAATTGAATTTTCGGAAGTAGATACAATGGATATAGGTAATACAACAGCAGTAGGTTTAACAATGATATTATCAGGTTCAAATGCCGTGTTGACAGGTTCGTCATCAACAGGATCTTGGACAATAAGAACAATAGTGAGGGCAATATAGTTATGGCATTTAGTTATTCACCAAAAATAGTAACAGATGGATTAGTTTTGTACTTAGATGCAGCTAATACCAAATCATATGTTAGTGGTTCTACCGTTTGGAACGATATATCAAATTTTAACAATAATACAACCTTAGTACCTAATGGAGCATCAAATATTTCATTTAATACAAGTAGTTTAGGCAGTATTTCATTCACAAATAATGCTTGGGGTAGAATAAATAATGTGAATGATATAAATGGGTTTACTCGAGGACCACATTGGGATTTAAACTGGACTTTAGATTTTTGGGTTAACAGTCCATTAACAAGGATAGGCGCGGTACTTGGAGCCCGAACAGCAGTATCGGGACAACAAGGATTACAAATATTTGTAACATCTGTTAATAACGGATGGACCTATTGCAAAGTAAATCGCGATGTTGATTTGTTTTCAACTTTAAATCAACCATCAATATTAAACTCAGTTAATCGTTGGATGCACTTCGCAGTTACGTCCGAAGATGCTGTTACATATAGAATATATGTTAATGGGGTACAAATACATGTTAATAGTATAAACTGGAGAGATAATGCACTTCGAGTAAATGTATCTTCAACAAACCCATACTTAATAAGTACAGACAATACCAATTGGCAAACTGGTGATTATAGTTGTTACAAACTATATAATAGAACATTAACAGCTAATGAAGTTAGAAGAAACTTTGAAGCAACTAGAGGTAGATATGGATTATAATAACAGACAATTTATGATATTTAGTGTAACTGAGTTACCTAATATCAATTTTACTCAAGTAAATGAAACATCAATAGACACAGTAAGAAAATCAGTTGATGGAACAAAAACATTTGTTAAATGGGATGGAGAAGAAATACCATCATCCGTAGATACTTTAGAAACTAAAGAAGGTCCTTACACATACGAGGAAATGATAGAAATATTAGCTACAGAGGAATGGACTGATCCTAATCTAATAATAGGAATATAATATGAGTACAGTAGGTAGTTGGCAAGGACCAGGCATAATTAAAGATAATAGTTTAGTGGTATATATAGACCCAAGTAGCCCAAATTGTTATTATTTACAATCAGGTTCTGTAGTGAATAATATGGGAGACCAAACTTATCGTTCATATACTGTATCATACTATACTGGTTCTTTATCAAGTGCTTCATTTAATACTATTGATAAAACCTTTGACCATAGATTTAAATTAGAAGGAGGTGGAGGAAGTCGTGTCACTACTGATTTTACAATACAGCAAACTATATTTTACCCAACAGGTTCACCTAACACTATAGATTATTCATTTACTACACAAGTAGGTTCAGGTACCGGTATAGGTATGGGATTAGGTAATGCTGCTAGTTCTAGTTTTTTAGTTTTAGCTGGAGGTACTCGTTTAGTTTTAAGTAACATCCCAAGAAATCAATGGTTTAACTTAACCTATACTAAAGAGGGTAGCTCATTAAAGGGATATATTAATGGAATATTAATCAACACAGGTTCATGGAGTACATTTACAATATATGATAATATGTTTTTAGGTTCAAGTGGTGGTTCATTAGCTCTTACAAATTACTATATACGAGCAGCAAATTTATTAGTGTATAATCGAGCCTTAACTCCAACTGAAATAATGCAGAATAAGACAGTTCTGGGAGCAAGAGTTGGAATATAGAATATTTATATATAACCTGGAAAGTGAAAGGAACAAAAAATGAACGAATTTAAAGTAAGAAATGGTCTCATAGTAGACTCAGGAGTATCTGTTATAAGCGGATCTCTAATTGTATTAGGTGGTATAACAGGTAGCTTATCAGGATCAAGCACTGGTGGTGGCGGTGGAAGCGGTAGCGCTTTTCCGTTCACAGGCTCAGCTCAAATAACTGGTAGTTTAGGAGTAACAGGAAGTTTAACTACAACAGGAAATGTTGGTATTGGAACAGCTGCTACATCAACAGCATTCACAGTTGGTGGTAGAGCAACTATAACTCAACGGTTACGATTAGGAACAACAGGTGATCCTAATAGTACATTAGAAGTTTGGGGTAATGGTGTATTCTTAACTGGTGGCGGAGCTACATGGGCTATCTTTGACCAAACAAACCAAAGATTAGGCATAGGTAAAAGCTCAGCTAATTCCACCTTAGATGTTAGTGGTAGTGTTATCATATCAGGTTCACTAAATGTAACTGGAGGAATAACTGGAAGTTTACTAGGAACAGCATCATACGCCACCCAAGCATTAAGTGCATCGTGGGCCCCATCAACGGGTGGAGGTCCAGCATTTCCATTCACAGGTTCAGCAGGCATCTCAGGAAGCTTAGCAGTTGATGGTCCTGTTTTAATAACAGGTAGTGGAGCAACATCAACTACAAACGCTTTAGTAGTAAATAATTCATCAAACCAATATAGTCTTATAGCTAGAAATGATGGCATAATTTTAACTCGAGGATTAATTCTATCAACAACAGATCCAAATAATCCTCCATTTAGTCGTACCGGCTCTATAGTAGCAGGAAATTCTTTAACATCTGGCTCAGATTATTCTTTAGTACTTGGTGAGGGTGTGATCGCTCAAAATAGATCAATTGCTGTAGGTAGTTCATTAACCTCTACTTCCGGAAGTGATTATACTTTAAATATAGGTGAAACAAATATCATATCGTCTTCATATAGTACAGCTTTAGGTACTTTAAATACCGTTAGAGGTAACTATGGATTAGCGATAGGAAGACAAAACCTTGTATCAAGTAGCATAGCAACTAACAGTTATAGTACAGCTATAGGATTACAAAACACAGCTTCTGGGTATATTTCATTAGCGTTAGGTGAGTCAAATAAATCATTAGGTGCTAGAGCAGTTTCTATTGGTGCTGCTAATAATACTATAGGTAGTTTAGATGTAGCTATAGGTAGTTTTAATAATGTAAATGGTGGTAACACTATAGTAATAGGAAATAACCTAAGTTCATCTATTGCCTCACAAATAGTAATGGGTCAATATAATATTACTGATTCAAACGCTATATTTATCTTTGGGAATGGTATAAACGCTGGCTCAAGATCAAACTTAATAACAGCTACTCAAACTAGTGTTATTGTTTCTGGTTCATTAAATATAACGAGTGGTATTACGGGTTCGTTACTTGGTACTGCTTCATTCGCAACTCAAGCATTAACAGCTTCATTTGCTCCTAATTATGTTTTATCTTCTAGAATAACATCAGGAACTTTAGCACCAAATAATGCTAGTGGTTCAGATGGTGATATTTATTTTCAATATACAACATAAAATATGATTAAAATAGAAAAAAATATAGAGGTAGAATCAAACAAAAAATATATAACCTCTGAAAATGGAGAATTTAATGATAATGATTTTGTTAAATGCAAACTTAAAACCGAATCATTAGATAACACAGTAATGTTTTTAGCATCACAAATAAAAAATATAAACAATGAAAGTAGCAATTGAACAAATATTTAATGGGTCGTTAGACCAAGTTGCAATAGGCGGTGCTTATGATGCAACAAAAATAAACAGAGGTAAGCATACAGGACAATTCAATCTTGGTCCAAATGCAATTGACAAATTTGTAGGGCCTGCCCCTGTTGGTGTGGCTAACTTCGGTCAATCATCATTAGCCATACCCTCTCATTTTGTTCATCCAGTCAAAATAACGGACGATTTATTTTGGATTTTTGGTGCGGATGTTGCTGCTGCTGCTGCTACCCGTAGGGTTCAGTTATGGACATTTGTGCCTTCAACAAATACGTATACGTTCGTAGGTGCAATTACTTGTACATTTCCGACTGCCACTGCTCATACAGTAAGAGGCATTCGTGTTATTCTTGAAAACTACACAACAGGTACAGTAGGTGTAAGCGGAACTGCCGTTACTGGCACAAGTACAGCTTGGAATACAGACCGATTATCGGTAGGTTCACGCATAGGGTTTGGTTCTACGAATCCGAACAACATAACGCAATGGTTTCAGATTTCAGCAATTGGTTCTGACACATCAATTACGTTGACAACTTCAGCAGGAACAGTAGCATCAGGGACGCCTTACGTCATTCAGGATTTAATGATTGTGCAAGCTACAACCAACGCAACTGCTACTAATGGTGGATTGTTTATTACAAAAGGGTTGCAATTTGCGGATTTTCAAAATCCGGCATCTACAATTCCTGCCGCTACGACTGTTGATAGGATAAAGGCGGTGTATTGGTTAAGGGATGCTGCACCAATAACTAATACTGCTATTGGTGGTTGTGCATTGGGTGATAGAGATACTTGGGGACAGCAATACGTTTATTCAACAAATGGCGCAGCGACTTCGTTAATAATATATCGTTACAATATTAGAGCGGCTCTCACTCCAAGTGCGGGTGCATTTACCTTAACTGGAACAGACATAGTAATTACAGGTGCGCAAACTGTTACGGGTAACATTTCTCAGTTTAACAATGGTAGAGTGGCAACATTGCAACACGGAGCGGGTAGTGGCGTTACTTCTTTATACCTGCTTACCACCACTCGTATTATTCGTATTCCTCTTTCAAGCATAACCACAGGTAACACTTCCTTTGTTGCGGATACTATGAGCGAAGTCGTTCCGGGCGGTACTGAAACAAATGTTGCTATTAGCACATTTACTACATTAGATGTTGCTCAATCAATGGATAAACTTGTTATCGCCGGTGGTTCAAACACAGTATCATTGTACATCACCGATTATTACACAGGGGGCCAGCAAATAGATAGGAGAGCAAATATCCTATCAACACAAATGGTTTCGTCACTGCGTGACGTTGATAGTCCAATCTATGTTCACTCTATTGTTGGTCAAGCGCCTTCTGTTTGGGTTGAAGATGGATGGTTATTTTGGATGTATGGTACGGCCATAACAACTAATACAAATGCTTTAAGTGTATATCCACTTGCAGCAGATTTGGATTTTCAAGCTGATATAAACAACAGGATAATACTACCTAAAATAACATTAGGTGCTACACCTGCTAAGATGTACAGAGTTACCACAACAAGCATGGGTAATATAGGCGACTTAACAATGGGAGTTTCACCTGACTTTTATAAACTACAAGTTCGCACATCGGGTATAGATGATAATACAGGTATTTGGACTGACGTTTCGGATAACGGTGATTTGTCAGGATTGGGTACACCTTCAAACATTCAGTTTGCATTGCAGTTTAGAACTGCTGGTGTGATTATGTTGCCAGCAAGAGTGTTGAGTTTGGCTTTAATATATGAAACAGACGATGCTTTACCAAGTCAGTATCGTTGGAATTATTCTGATTTTAACACTTCTAATGGTACATTTGCTTGGGTACAAGCTACCTTGTTTGGTACATCAATTGGAACACATACAATAAACATTTATCGTGCTGATACAGATGCTTTAGTATTAACACAAGCAAGCACATCAACCACTAATGGAACATTTGAAAATTGGAACGGTTCATCTTGGGTATCTGGATTAGGTGCTGATACTGTTGGTAGACGTAGAAGATTTGTACCATCAGGTTCATTGCCTGGATCTGTTGATTTATATGCTAAAATAACAATTGCATAATGAGTTTTCAACTTACATTTGGTGGCGGTGAAGCGGTGATCGTCAAAGATAAAGGTATAGTAAATACTGTACAGGGATTTGTTAGTGATGAAACTGTTGTTTCTAAAAACATAATGGCACTACCTACCACTTTTATATTTCAACTTTATGATTATAAACAGGCTCCTCTGATTAGTATAGTTAATATTAAAGTTTGGATAAAAGTTAGTGGAATATGGAAAGAATCTATTATATGGATAAAAGTAAATGAAATCTGGAAACAATCTACTTCTTTTATTAAAGTAAGTGGAATATGGAAATAAGTAATAGAATAAATTGTAAATTATATTATTACTCAATTATCAGGTTCTAATGTTGAACTTGAAGTATTAAGTACTGGTGTAAGAATAGGTAATATAATAGGAGATGCTCATACTGTAACAGGTAGCTTTGGGTGTAAATGGATCAGGTACTTTTGCTGGTAATATTATAGCTATAGGTTCATTAACTGTTAATGGTCAAGTACGAGTAAATAATCAATCAGGAGGGACTCCAACAGAACAAGGTACATCGGCTGGTGTTGTATCTAATTATTGGGCCACAGAAGATGGTAAGTTTTTAAGCACACTAGCAGTATGGTTAACAATAAATTTAAACGGTATTGCTTATTATCTTCCAGCATATGAATAATGATTAAATCAACACCAGAAATAGAAGCAAAAATAAAAGCCAGTGGAGTACCAATTGTTGAAATAACTTTTCAACAACTTTCTCAAGCTAAACTTGCTACTGAAGAAGAAATTTTATATATTTATAATAAACATAAACAAAATGGCAATACAAGTAACAGGTAGTCTTCAAGTAGGCTTAGCATATTATAACAACCCAATTATTGAATTAATACCTCATTTAACATACAGAGGTATGATAGCAATGGATGCTAATGTTTGCGCTCCAGCTTACAATCCAGAAACATCAAGTAGTTATTACACTCAAGTAACAACACTACCTTATTACCCGCAAATATCTGAGTTACAATATCCTGCATCACCAGTAGATCCTTATAGTGATTTAATTTACGCTTTGGAAACATTTGTGATTGAAGATTTACAACCTAATAATTCAGGTTCAATATTTAATAGATTTTAATTTGGAGTTTTAAGAAAAAGTTATTATAATTAAAATAATGAAAAAAATATTTGAATTCATAAAAACTATTTTAGGGTTTGTTAAAGAAACAACTACTGAAATAAAAGAAATTAGTAATGAAGTACTAGAAGTGGTTGAAACTTCTAATAAAATAGAAGAAAAAGTAACTGAAACAACTGAAGAAGTAGAACCTATAACTGAAGAAGTAGAACCTACTCCTAAAAAAGCTAAAAAGAAACATTACCCAAAGAAAAAAAAATAAGTAGTGCTTAAATTATTAGAAATAGCTGAAGCCTGGATTATTGCTGAAAACCCTAATTCTGAACAAAAAGCAATAGCTGAGTCTAGAATAGAGATATGCAATAGTTGCCCTGAAAAAACATTTGTAGATATGTTTGATACTTATATATGTGGTGTATGTAGTTGTCCTCTATCTAAAAAAATATTTAGTTCAAGACCAGGCCCAGAAGCTTGCCCTAAACAAAAATGGATAAAATAAAGAATATGTCAGAAATTAAAAAACTAACCCAAGAAGAGATCGATTCGATCAAAGCCCTACAAGTACAATATAACAAGGTTATATTCGAATTAGGTTCAATTGAAAGTCAACTAATGTTGATTAAAAAACAAACAGAGGTATTAGAAACAGAAAAAACAAAAATTGTATCTGATATCGACAAAATAGGTGAATCTGAAAAAACATTGATTGATTCACTTCAAACTAAATACGGCGCTGGTAACATAAATATCGAAACTGGCGAAATTACACCTCTTTAATCTCTGTTCTGCGTTTTATATAGACTAGTTGATATTTATTAGTAGATTAATCTTTAATAAATTCAATTAAATATATAAAATGGCAGAACAAATTATTTCACCTGGTGTATTCCAAATAGAGTCAGACCAGAGCCTTTACACAACCCAACCACCTGCGTTAGGTGCAGCAATAGTAGGTCCTACAGTTATGGGTAGACCTTTTGTACCTACTTATGTTACTACATATTCTCAATATCTAGCATTATTTGGTGATATTTTTAAGAGTGGTAGTTACTACTATGAATACTTTACTTCACAAGCAGCTAAAGAATATTTTCAAAATGGCGGTCAGTCATTATTAGTTACTCGTATTATTAGCGGATCAGCTAATGCAAGTACGTATGCTACATCTAATATTCCTGCTGCTTCAGGTACAGGATCATCATTCCAATTAGAAGTTTTATCATGGGGTGACCAAATGAATAACACTTCTAGCTTAGTAAGTGGTGCTTTAGCAAGTGGTTCTTCACTAAACGTACGTTGGGAGGTAACATCAGTAAATACAGGAAGTGGTACTTTCACTTTAGTAATTCGTCGTGGTGACGATAATGATGCTCAGAAAAATATTTTAGAAACATGGGCTAACGTAAGTTTAGATCCTCAATTACCTAACTACATTTCTCGTGTAATAGGTGATTTAAAACCTGTTTATACAGCAGCTACAGGTAATAGCTCAGCATATATTAATTTTACTGGAACTTACCCAAACATATCACAGTATGTTCGTGTTTCATCAGTTACTACTCCAAATGTAGATTCAATTGACAATAATGGTAATTATAAAGCTACTCAATACAGTGGAAGTTTACCTACAGTAGGAAGTGGATCATATGGTGGTTCGTTCAGTGGAGGTGTAGCAGACACAAACGCTGCTAAGTTGATGAATGAAAACATTACCTCAGCAAGTATTCAAGGATTTACTCCAGCAGATTATAATACAGCATTTAGTTTATTATCTAATGCAGATGAATACAGATTTAATATGTTGTTAGCTCCTGGTGTTGGATTAGATAACTCAGCTGTATCTACTATGATAGCAACAGTAGAAGGACGTGGCGATGCAATCGCTATTACAGATGCTGGTGTTTATGGAACTGCAATCGGAACTGCAACTCAAAATGCTTCAGGTCAATCAAGTAATTATGCTGCAACTTATTATCCTTGGGTTCAATTATTCTCAAGTGGTTTAGGAAAAGTAGTATGGTGTCCTCCATCAACAGTAATAGGTGGTGTATTAGCATTTAACGATAGAGTAGGTGCTGAATGGTTTGCTCCAGCTGGTTTAAACAGAGGTGGTATTCCTTCAGTAGTTCGTCCTGAACGCAGATTACAACAAACAGATCGTGATACATTATATAGTGGAAATGTTAACCCAATTGCAACATTCCCAGGTACTGGTACTTGTGTATGGGGTCAGAAAACATTGCAACGTAAACCAACATCTTTAGATCGTGTAAATGTAAGACGTTTATTAATAGCATTAAAAGATTTTATCGGTGGTGTATCTCGTACATTAGTATTCGAACAAAACACAACAGTAACTCGTAATAGATTCTTATCACAAGTTAATCCTTATTTAGAGTCAGTAGTGCAACGTCAAGGTTTATTTGCTTATAAAGTAGTAATGGATGATACTAATAATACAGCAGATGTAGTTGATAGAAACCAATTAGTAGGCCAAATTTATATTCAACCTACTAAAACAGCTGAATTTATTATCTTGAATTTTAACATTCTACCAACTGGAGCTACATTCCCAGCTTAACAATAATAATGTAGAGGGGTGAAAACCTCTCTACATATTTTTAAATTATATAATATTTATCAATAGATAACAATTAAATAACATGCCAGTACTTTCAGCAAACGAGATAATGTTCACTGCGTTTGAACCAAAAGTTCAAAATCGCTTTATCATGTACATAGATGGTATTCCTGCTTACCTAATTAAAAAAGCAAGCTCACCTTCATTAGACGCAGGTGAAGTAGTATTAGACCATATTAACGTTTACCGTAAAATTAAAGGTAAAGTTAGATGGAATGATATGAACTTAGAATTATACGACCCTATCACTCCATCAGGTGCTCAAGCAGTAATGGAATGGGTTCGTTTATCACATGAATCTGTAACGGGTCGTGATGGTTACTCAGATTTCTACAAGAAAGATATTACATTAGATGTATTAGGCCCAGTAGGTGATGTCATCAGTGAATGGGTTATCAAAGGAGCATATGTTAAAACAGCTAACTTTGGTGATTACGATTGGGCAAATGATCAAGCAATTAACTTATCAGTATCGATTGCTATGGATTATTGTGTATTGAACTTCTGATCTTTAATTAAGAAAATAGCGATCCAAATCGCGTCTTCTAATCCTTCTATATATATATTAGTATATAGGAGGATTTTTTATGCTTAAAAAAAACAAATTAAACAAATATTATTAGAAAATATATCATGATAAAACTATCCCAAATATTGAAAGAAATATCATCATCTCCTGAATACCTCACTTTAAATACAAATGATAAAAACTTATACGAAACATATATATTATTAGGAGAATTATTAAATCCGGATAATTCATATCCATATGAAGAAAAGATAAAAGGGTTATGGGAATATAAGGATATAATGGATAATATATATTTTGTTCGATTAACATATCAACCAACAACTCAACCTCATTTTGAGTTAAAAACAGGATATTATAATGAACATGGTAAACCTCAATACGACCCGCCAGTACCTGATAATTCAACTAGTAAAGATTGGGATAAACGAAGTGATACTGTTGCTAAAATATATCGTGATGAAATAATACCTATGTTTATAGAGCAAAACATAAGTAATATATTAATCATAAAACCACTAGAAATTAAAAGATATCAATTTAGTGTAAGATTAATAGATAAATTTACCCCTAACAACATTCAGATAAAATATAATAAACCTCAATCTATTGTTTTAACAAAACCATAATATTTATCACCACGAAATTACTTTTTCCGAAGTATACAGAAAGATTGGCTTGGCTTTTGCCAGGCCTCTTCTTATCGTTATATTTATATAAAATAATAAGTTATAAATGGAAAATACTGTTACAAAACCAAAATTCCCAACAGAGATAGTAGATTTACCTTCAAAAGGTTTACTTTATCCTAAAGAAAACCCACTATCAAGCGGTAAAATTGAAATGAAATATATGAGCGCGCGCGAAGAAGATATTCTTACAAACGCAAACTATATTAAACAAGGTACTGTTATTGATAAACTATTGCAAGCTCTTATTGTATCTCCTATCAATTATGATGATTTATTGATTGGTGATAAAAATGCAATTTTAGTTGCCGCTCGTATATTAGGATATGGTAAAAATTACCAATTTACTTACGTTAATTCGCAAGGTCAAGAAGTAGACGCGGTAGTTGACCTAACTACTCTTAACGACAAGATAATCGAAGATTCTCTTTATACCCCCGGTTTAAATGAGTTCAATTTTAAACTACCTCACTCAGATAATACTGTGACTTTTAAGTTATTAACACATGGTGATGAAAAGAAAATTGAAGCTGAAATAAAAGGTTTACAGAAAATCAATCCAAGTGCTACTTATGACGTAACTACTCGTTTAAAATACATGATTACATCAGTAAACGGTAATCGTGAAGTAAAAGAGATACGTGAATTCGTAGATAATTTCTTAATGGCTAGGGATGCCAGAGCATTACGTGAATATTATGTTAAAATACAACCTGATATTGAACTAAAATATATTCCTAATGACGAAAACTATGTTGGGGAGGGCATAGATATTCCTATTTCTCTTAACTTTTTTTGGCCTGACTCAGGAATATAGATTAGTTTTATTTAGTCAAATACACGACATTTGTTTCTGGGGACAAGGTGGATATGATTGGAATACTGTTTATGATATGCCCGTTTGGTTACGTACGTTTACCTTTAATAAAATAAAGGAATACCATGATAAACAAAACGAGGAGATTGAAAAGCAGCAAAATATGATGAATAATAACAGTAAAAAACAAGAATTAGCAAAACCAAATATAACCCCTAAACCAGATTACGTTACAAGAGCACCTAAAAAATAGGTGCTTTTTTGTATATTTATAACATATGGCTGACGATAAAGATAAAATAATAAAAGATTTAAATCAAGCATTAGATAGCTTAGACCAAAGAATTAACGGAGCGGTAAATACATTAAACACTCAGTTTATTACTGGTTTAACTAATTCTATAAATAAGGCTAGAGATTTAACTAAGGCTTTTGAAGATGGTGAAAAAATTGAAAAAAAATTAACATCCGAACGAAGAAAAATTAATAATAGTATAGATTCTAGTCTTCGTTTAGAAGCTAAATTACAAGATAAAATATTAAAAGCTAACACAACAGGAAACTATACTAAAGCCGCATCTCTACAAATCCAATTAGACTCTCTAGTAGCTCAAAGAGAAATAAATGAGGAATTAGATTATAATTTACTACAACTAGAGAAAGCAAATAGTTTAGAAAGGCAACTAACAGAAGAAAAGAAAAAACAAAATTCACTCAGCGGAGTAGCTAAAAAACTATATGACGATAACTTTAAAAAAATAGTAAACTCTTTTACTACCCTACAAGGTGTAATAGATTTACTGATTAAAGCTGCTTTTAATTTTAATAAAGTATCAGTCGATGTAGGTAAGAATTTTGGATATGGAGCAGATCAAGCAGATAGATTAACATCTAATTTAGCATCAGCTGCTAGAAATTCAAGTAATGTTAACTTTACATTAAAGAATGCGGCCGAAGCAATGACCCAGTTGAATGAACAAACTGGATTTGTTGCAGAATACTCAGCACAAACACTTGAAACTCAAATAATGTTAACCAAACAGTTTGGTTTAACAGCAGAAGAGGCATCAGGAATATATAAGTTCTCAGTATTAACTGGTAAATCTACAGAACAAATAAACAAGTCGATGGTGGGAGCATATGTTGCTGCTCGTAATCAACTTGGAGTAGGAATACCATTTAAAGCTACTATGGCTGAAGCCGCTAAGGTGTCAGGTCAATTAGCAGCTAACCTAAAAAATAATCCTGAGTTTATAGTTAAAGCAGTAGCTCAAGCAAAAGCATTAGGTACTACTTTAGAACAAACTAAAAAACAGGGTGAATCATTATTAGAATTTGAATCTTCAATTGAAGCTGAATTAAAAGCTGAATTATTGACAGGTCAAGCCCTTAATTTAGAAAGAGCTAGAGCAGCAGCATTAATGGGTGACCAAGTTACAGTAATGAAGGAACTTAATAATCAAGGAATGACACTTGAGAAGTTCCAAGCAATGAATGTATTAGCCCAAAAATCATTTGCTTCTGCTATTGGTTTAAGTGCAGATGAATTAGCAAATCAACTTAGACAACAGAAATTAGCAGTTGAAAGTGGTAAGTCATTAGCTCAAATTACTGAGGAAGAAGCAATAGAAGCACAAAAACGCCAAAACATACAAGATAAATTTAATGCTGCTGTCGATAAATTAAAAGACTTAATAGGTAATTTAGTAGCAGGTCCTCTTGGTAAGTTTTTGGATATGATAAGTAGTATATTATCTCATACAACTGCTTTAAAAATAGTTGTAGCAGGATTGGCAGGATATATGGTAGCCTCTCTTATCCCCTCATTTAGTAGATTAGCAGTAATAATGAGATATATAAGAATGCAAGGAATAGGAACTGCTATAGCTACTGCTATTTCAAATCCATTTGCCGCTATAGCTGGTTTGGCTACGGCCGGTATAGTAGGAGCATATTTAAATTCCAAAACGGCAGATGACATGGTATCTGAAGGAGGTTATGGGAAACGCACATTATTAGCTCCAGAAGGTGCTATTAAGTTAAATGATAAAGATACAATAATAGCGGGAACTAATTTAGGTAGATCTAACCCACAACCTCAACAAATAGACAACACAGCTTTAATAGCAGCTATCAATAGACAAACCGATGTAATAGCTAGTAAAAATTATACACCAACATTACAAGCAATAGTAGAGGGCTCAGTATTAGCAACGGGAACTGTTCAAAATTCTTATAACTTAGCTTAAAATATTAATAATAAATTAAAAATTATGATAAGATTAATAGGTTTATTAAAAGAAAATATAAATTATTTAAAACCTCAAAATAGTGAAGAAAAATTATTACCTCTTCCTAAAAAAGCAAAAGATAATGAAGGAAATACTGTAACACTAATAGGTCAAGAATCTAAATTTATATATTGGGATGATAATGGAAATAGATGGACTTCAGATGGTGAGAATCTATATAGTAAATATAAGATGAATAGATATGATGCAATAGAATTTAAGAAAAAACCTAAACTAGAACCGGAAGCTGTAGACAAAGCTTGGGAAAAAGCATATGATGAACATACAGACTCATTAAAAATATTTGTTAACGATATATTAGAAGTTCCATATGATGTTAATTTAGGATGGAGAGATGGCGTCGATGAAGATATTATTTTTATCACATCTAAAATATATGGTACTAATCCAACTACTTTTACTACTTACCATAAAGAAGTAGATGGAGATCAGATAGATTATAAATATGAATCATATAAACCAATAAATGCCACCGCAGATGAAATTGAAGATGCTTTAACTAAAAGAAAATTAAAAAAATTAGGTTTGGAAGGAACGATTAAATTGGTTGATCTATTAAAAGAATACACTAAATTAGTTTCCTAGATTTTTTAATTCTGTAATATTTATAATAAGTTAAAAATTATGATAAAATTAATAGATTTATTAAATGAATCTCAATATTCTCAATTAGAATTAACACCAATGGGGGAATTACTTCTTAATTACCTCAACTCAGATGTTGAATCTGATAAACCTGAAAATTATCATCTATCTTCAAGAGATGAACAAATATTAATGGATATGGGAATGTATGTTACTGATGGCTTATATACTGATAATAAATTTACTAATTTAGATATATTTGCATTAGATATAGCATCTGGAGAATATCAAGATCCACAATTAGGTAGACAAAAAGTTTTAAATAAAATAAATACTGCTATCAAAAAAGGATGGGTTAAAATAGTTCCTTATAAAGGTAATCCTTTTAAAGATAAAAATAACGATGATGATAATTCAATAGGTAGAGGTAGAGATTTTATAGGAGTATAAATTAAAACAAATAACATTATGGAATATTCTTATAATCTAGCTTAAAATATTAATATTTATTATAAATAAATTACAACTATGGCAGTAGTAGATCAATACAAAACAAGTACGCTTGGGTTATTAGTTAGACATAATGTTGAACCTCAAAGAGATTTAACAGCTAAAAATTCTTACTGGGGATATAGAGACCCATCAGCTAATGTAGACCCAGCATTAAGTCAATTACATGGAGAAGGATTTTTTGACCCTTATACATTAGGTTACTCAGTAGATGGTACTCCTAATGTTAGAGTATCATCATTCGGTGATATATCAGCGGGTAGTACAATATCTGTTAAACAACCTTCACTTATAGATGAATTAGACCCGAACGCCCCTAATAACACCCAAATAGGAAAACCAGTACCTAATGGAGGCCCAGTAGTTTCTCAAATTTACAAATCTCCTACAGGACAAAGATACAGAGACTTAGGACCTACAGAAGGACGTTATTAATAAAACATAGATGGCTTTAAGAGATCTAGTTAATGACACAACCTTAAAATCTTTAAGGTACGGTAATGATCAACTAAATGAAGGATCTAGTGGCCAACCTTATATAACTACAGACGTAAATGATCCCAATTTAACTAATCTAACACTAGCTAGAGGAGAATTAGGAAGACTATTACAAAGAGCAGGTATAACACCTGGAATTACTCTTGATAATAAAATAGGTAAAGATGCTGGTTTTATTAGAGGAGGATTTTTAGGAGCAGCCAATGCAAGTATAGTAGATACTGTTCGTGTAGGAAGTTGGATAGTAAATAATCCACTATGGATTGCTAAACAAGTAGGTCTACAATTATCTAATCCTAGATTAGAAACTCCAAAAAATGTATCATTATTAACTAATCCTGGTAATTTATTATCATTAGGAACTAGTGGTATTATCCAACCTACTAGAATATATAATTTAGGTATTAATACTTTATTACAAGTACCTACTAATGCTTTTGGAGTTCACTTCTATAGACATGGTTTAGGTCCTACAATGGATGATAACCAAAAATATGAAGCTATAGCTCGTGCTAATAACGATATATTCGGATCTTCTGATAGTAACAGATTAATTAGTTTAAAAAATACTCTTAAAATTAGCTCCCCTGTAATAGGTTCATCTTTCCCTTCTGTTTTAACAGGAATAGGTAATATATTACGTAGAGTCCTCCCTGACTCAGCTGGTTCTATATTAAATAGTTTATTTGGAGATAATACTCCTATAGATGATTATTTAACAGGACCGGGATCAGTATATGGTATTGGTTCAACTACAATTAGAAGATACCAAAATACTTCCATAGGTGCTAAAGGAGGTGAATTAAATAAGATTTTTTTAGAAAAAGGAAGAAGTATTTGGGATAATAATACTGCAGCCACAGATATTAATTATGGTTTTGGTAAAAATATTCCTTTAGTTTCTAATTTTTTTGGATTATCAAGAGATATAAATAATTCTAATAATCAAACAGGAATAGATTCGAATGGTAATGTAGTTGTACCTGTCCCTGAATTACCTAATTATGAAGGAAAAACATTAGTAAATAACGAAAATACAGCTGTAAATTACAATAGTGCTTCTCCTTCTTTAAGAAAATATGGAGATTTATTTGCGGCTATAAAAACAAATATAACACAAAGCATTTCTTTCTCAGATTCTGAGAAATATAATCCTACACCCGCTGTAAATTCTCCGTTTGCTGCGGATAGACGATATTTTACTACTCAAGATTTAGAAGCTAAAGCTGGGTTAAGAAGAGATGATCCTGATTTTAGATATTATGGTAAAAGAACTACAGTAAGCGGAAGTGAAGGAAGTATAGCTAAATATGGGGATGGAATTAAAGTATTTGAACGATATGATTCAGATATATTAACAGTAATGTTTAGAGGAGTAGATCCATTCACTTTAAATGAAGAAAGATGGGCATTCTCAGCATATTTAAGTGGATTCAAAGATAGCTTTGATGGAACTTGGAATGATGTAAATTATATTGGGAGATCAGAAACTTTTTACATATATTCAAAATTCAGAAGATCAGTATCATTTAGTTTAAAAATACCTTGCTTTAATAGAGCACAATTGTTTGAAAAACATAGAGCATTAGGTCAATTAGCATCAACTACTGCTGGTAGATATAATACTAATAGTACTCGTGCTTTAGGTGGAATGTTATTAAGATTAAATGTGGGTAATTATTTAGTAGGTGAATATGCAACTATGAATAACTTAACCTATACTGTTCCTGATGATGCTAGTTGGGATATAACTCCAGAAGCTAGATTAGCGATGTATATTGAGGCTAACTTCAGTTTTAATATTGTACATCAACAATTACCTCAATATTTACCTAGTAGAGAGGTAGGTGGTGATAATGATGATGTTGGATTCTTTGGTTATTTAAATAACAGCATTAGAGGAGATGCCGAATTCTTAAAAATAGCCGGAAGAACAAATGATGAACAAAAATTAATAACATCCGGTTTTGCTTTAAATTTAAATGAAACTTCATCTAAAGGAACAATATTAGCCAAAGAAAACCCTAAACCGGTAGTTGGAAGTACATCACGATATATTAGACCATAAAAATGAATAGATACGAAAACGGAACTATACTAAAAACAGAAACAGGACAACCATATTATAAGGGTAAATTCTATCCTAATATTCCTGTATCTGAAAATGATTTTTATGTAATAACTTCTGAAGGAGATAGACTTGATCTTTTAGCTCAAGCTTATTATCGTGATTCTACTTTATGGTGGATAATAGCGGTAGCAAATAATAATATAAATAAAGGCCTACTATCCCCAGTACCTGGTACGCAACTAAGAATACCTGTTAATATAGGCGAGATAATCGCGCAATATAACAATTTTAATAACGCTAGATAATTAAGTTATGAGTATATTTAAAGATACATTTACTGAAAAAGTTAGAAATCAACTTAAAACTAGAGGAAATGCGTTTTTAAAACGCACTTCTAATGATATCATATACATAAATGGAAGAACGGCTTGGGTAAGAATGGTATCTGGAGTAGATGTAGGAGGAGATAGTACATTAGCTAAAGAAAACATATTACAAGGTGGATTATTACAAAGTAACGGTAAATCTTTAAGACAAGGAGTAGGTAGTAATTTTACAACTAATGCCTATAGCAATACAACAAACGGTATAAACAACCTTTATGGTTTAAGACCAATGCCTGGTATTACTAATATAGATATTCAAAGTAAATCAGCATATGGTTCAGTACGTGTAGCAACAGTAACATTTAATTGTTGGGATATAAGACAATTAGAAACATTAGAACTGTTATATATGAGACCAGGATTCCCTGTATTGTTAGAATGGGGTTGGTTACCTTATTTAGATAATAATGGAAATATAGTTACTAATTTAAAAAATGGTTTCTATGATATTTTTACTTCAAAAATATCTCCTAAAACAGGAAAACCAATTTCATTACATGAAAGATTAATTGAAGTATACAATAAATCTCAAGAAAATGATGCTAACTACGAAGGTATGTTAGGTTACATTAAAAACTATAGTTGGTCATTAAGACCAGATGGAGGATACGATTGTACTACTGAACTTATATCAACTGGTGAAGTATTAGAATCATTAAAAGTAAATTATTCTGTAAATTATATTGCACCTACTACATTAGAAAATGGTTTAATTTTTACTGAAAAATCCTCAGGTACATCTCTTACAGACAAAAATAAGTACGGTAAATATATAGCTAAATTTTACCAAAATAATATTCTAGCGGGGGCAGCAGCTGAAGCTATATTTACAGCATATACAGAAAGAGATCAGAAAAAAAGAACTGATGATGATTTAAATAAAGGATTTTCTTATTCTATATTTGATACAAACGGAACAATAACAGGAGATAAAGGACATAAAATAGATATGTTTGTATTTAAATTTATGTCTGTAGATACCCAAGATAGTGATCCTGACTTAGTAAATGGAATCGATCCTACAATCCAAGTATACATGGATTTAAATTCATTAACTAAAATTATAAGTAAACATGTAATCCCAACAAATCCAGAAAATGGAGACCCATTAATACCTTTAACAACTAGATCAAGAGAATATACACCTGGGATAAATCCTGATTTATATTGTTTATATCACCCTTTACAAATATCAATGGATCCTAGGGTATGTTTAATAAAAAATGACCTATTTAAAAAGGCAATATCAATAAACCCAGAATATAATTCTCCTACTACTGTTTGGAATATAAGTAATTTATCTTCTAATGAGCAAGGATTTGCCCTATTTACTAAAAGTTTTATTAGTATATTTATTGATTCTATTAATAATTTAAGAGATGATGACGAATCTAAAATAATTTATATACAATCAGCTATAAAAAATTTAAAAGAACGAGCTAGTACTTATGGTATTACTAATGAAAAAACTATAGGTAGATTTTTAGCCAATGCATGGGAAGAATATAAACTTAAAAATGTAGATATTAATATTGGTGCCGGAACTAATCAAGTTACTTATATCAATTATTTAAGAGCATTAAATAATACTAATATAAATGAAGATGAAAATAACTTTATAAATAGAGTAACAGGTATTGACTTTGTTAATTTCATTAAGCAAAGATTAGGATTAATCCAATCTACACAAGAAAAAAATATCATATCCTCATTAGGACCAGATTACTCTTTAATATACATCCCCGATAATAATATTGCTTTATCTTCTCAAGATGCTATTAAAGCAATTATATCTAACCTTAAAGAAAATATTACTAGACAAAATATTAAATTTGAAGGAATTGAATTTTTAAATAGATTACCAAAAGAATTTAGAACCTCTCTTAACGGAAAAAGTTTAGGTAATATAGGTAATATATTCATTAATTTATTAAACGTTATTAATTTAGCTACTAATGGAGATTTAGAAGCAAATGATGTTAAAGAAAAACAAGAAATAAATTTATATGATTTTATAAAAAAATTAATGGGACAGGTTCAAAGTGCTATAGGTAATTTAAATAACTTTGACATACATACTGATCCTATTGATGGAATAGGTAGAATTATAGACATTAACTATGTTGATGAAAAACAAACAACAGAAGCATATAATACAGCTTTTACATTTATAAGTCAACCTGATGAAGTGGGTATTCCTATATTTAATGGGTTGGTAAACAATGTTCGTTCATATAAGTTTAATTCTAAAATATTTAAAGAACAAAGTAGTATAGTAGCTATTAGTGCCCAAAATGGAGGCGGAGTAATGGGACTAGATAATGAAACATTAGTAGGATTTCAAACGGGTCTTACAAATAGATTAGCTCCCAATACAAAACCAGCATCTGCTCCTTATATCCAAAGTCAAGGAACACAGATAATAGGTACATTAAGTCAATCTCTAGTTTTACTTCAAACTTTTTTAGAAGACATAAATTGGATTCCTAAAGATTGGTGGTGGGATAAAGAAAGAACATATGATATAGAGAATTCTGAGAAATATAAAAATGCTTTACGTGATATGATAAAAGCATTTGTTGCTTTTTCTAAAGATGATGCATCATTTAAAGCTATAATTCCAACAACCGTATCATTAGAGTTAGACGGTATAGGAGGAATTATAATTGGTCATATATTTAGATTACCTGATGAAATTATTCCAGCAGGATATAAAGGAGATATCATTAATAGTAATAAAATAGGTAGAAAACTGGGATATATAGTAACTAGGTTAGGACATAAGTTGTCAAACTCAGATTGGGTTACTAGCATTGAAGCCCAAACTATAATACTAGAAGACCCAGAAAATGTAACTAAAGTAAATTTTACTAAACTTTTAGAATCAATTAATACTACTGATGAAGTGTTAATAAATGTAGAAACAGGACAAACTACAATTAAAGAAACTAATACATCACCTAATCCTACACCTGCACCTAAATCACCAGAACAAGATTTTTGGACATTGGTAGCTATATGTGCTAGAGAGGCAAGAGGAGATGCTCAAGGACAAGCAGATGTAGCTCAATCTATATACAATAGATTAGGCTCTAAAGCATACCAGAAAAATTCAATAACCGGTTTAATAACTAAGAGAGGCGAATACTCACCTACTTGGGAATATCCAAAAGGTCCTGAACGTGGTATTAATAATCCTAATTGGGCTTGGTCTAATATAACAAATGCTACAACAGCAGCTGCTGCAACTGGGTTACCTGGCGATGAATTATTCCAAGTAGCTAGAAATTTACAAAGAACAGATTTACAACAACAAGCAGCTGAATTTGTTCAAGGTAGAACTGATTTCTTTGGAGTAGGTCAACCTGCTGAGGCAATGACTAAAAATGGTTCTAGAAAACAAAGAAATAGAAACAGTAATCAGTTTGGATTTTCATTTAATTACACTAAAAATGTAACATATCCTGTTCCTGATTTTGTAAATAAAATAAAATTAGTTTACCAATAATATGAGATATCCTAAAAATCAGTTAAAAGAAAATTTATATACACCGGGAGGAGAGTTTATTGATACTTCTAATAATAGGGTATATAGTGGATATTATTGGGAAATCAATGGAAGATATTTTATTGGAAAAACAGCTTCAAACAATGCTGTTGAACTTAAAAAAACAAGTCCTGAAGAAATACAAAAAACCCAACTAAATAGAACTGAAGGAATAAATTATGTCTCTAAAGGGACAGTAATATCTTCTAATACTAAAGTATCAGGCATTCCATTAAACACCAGTACTTCAAATATCCGTTATTTTTCAAAACAAATTAATTTAGTGCCTACAATTATAAAAGAAATAAGTAAAGACACATTTGATATGATTAAAAATAATGCTATATATCAAACAATATCGTTAGAAGCAGATTTAATATATCTTAATTCTCCTACCTTAGATGTAGCTGAAAAGAATTTTTCTGGTATAAAAGCATTTTTAGGTTTTTAGGCAAAAAAATCTTATTACATTTACAAAAATAAAGGTTATATATGGCATTTTACATTATTGAACGGGAGAATCAATTAGAAAAACTAGGTCCTTTTGGGGATTGTTTCATTGATTTTATCCAACAAAATAATAATTTTCATCCTAAACTAAGTTCACTAAGTCTAATATATATTAGACCACTAAATGATCATAAAGGATATATTCTATGTTTAGATCATAGTGAATCTTTTTCATTAGATAAACAAAACGTTTTTGATTGGATCAATAATAATACTAAAAGATTGTTTGTTCCTGATAAAAAAAAGGCATTATATTATTTTCCGTACTTTAGTAAGTTATATGATATTAATTTTATTGAAATTATAGCAACAGATAGAATACCTACTAATAATTGTGTTGAATGGTATTACAGAAAACATTATGCTTTGCCTAATGTAAATTGTTTAATTCCCTTAAGTAAGCATTATGAGGATAAACAAAATCTATTTGATTTAGTACAACCTATAATTAACTCATTTAAAGAAGACGAAATATACAGATTTAATAATAATCAAACTACAAAAGTATTTTTTGAAATTGAAAAAACAGGAATAAAAATAGATAAAAACTGTTTTATTGATTGTTATGGTAATGATTTAAAGAACCCTGAATTTAGTGTATCTAAAGGTAGAATATATTCTCATTATAATCTGTACACAACTACAGGCAGACCTTCAAACTCATATAATCATATTAACTTCGTTGCATTAAATAAAACTAATGGCGAGCGATTGTGTTATAGACCGTCAAACGATATGTTCGTTGAATTTGATTTTCAGGGTTATCACCCACGATTAATAGGTGAATTAATTAACTTTAAATTTCCTGAAGATACAAACACATATAACTATTTAGGAGAGATACTAGGAGTAACTACAGATGAAGCAAAAGAATTAACATTCAAACAAACCTATGGTGGAGTATGGAGTGAATATGCTAATAAACCGTTTTTTAAAGAAATAGCAATCCTTATTGATGATATATGGGACGAATTCAATTATGGTAAACGTTACTGTACTAAAAATAGAGTATTTGTTCCTAATGGTGAAAGTTTATCTCAAACCAAACTATTTAATTACATAATACAGAGCATGGAAACATCACATAATATAGAAATGTTAAGCGAGGTTATAAAGTATTTACAAGATAAAAAGACCAAATTAGTATTATATACTTACGACGCATTTCTATTTGATTTCAGTAAAGAAGATGGGAAAGAAGTGCTTTTTGAAATAAACAAAATATTAAAGTACCCAACAAATATTAAAAAAGGCAAAACATATCATAATTTACAAAAAATATAACATGAAATATTCATTTATTGACGACCCGAATATATTTATTGATAATGCATGGACATCAATAGATATGGGACAAAAATTATTTTGCACATTTACTTTACATGGTGATTTAGATAAAACATTAGATAAAATAACAGAACAGTATACTATTTTGTATGATAAAATCTTTGTTTTAGAGTCTCCACAGAGTGAGGAATTAATGTGCACTTACAATATAGATACACACAATACAAACGGGGCTCCTATGCCTCATACTATATTATTACATCGTAAAAAAGAAAGTAATACATTATATACAATCAACGCGTTAAATACTTTAATAAAATTATTAAATGCTGGTGTATTAGATACTACTTATATGATAAATTGGGCAGATTACCGCAATAGTATATTATTAACTAACGGGTCTGAAATACGTAAATTAGAGACTACTATTCACACTATAATAAATCTTTAAAACATGAAATTAATCAAAGAAGCCAAACGATTCCAGGAATTGGCAGGTATAAATGAAGTAAAAATTGAGCCTGATATTCGTATTAAAAGCTACGAAGACTTTGTAAAATTATTTAACAGAACCTTTTCTAAGTATGTAAAACCATTAACAATAGAAGATATAAAATCTGAACAATCAGAAAGAGAAGAAGGAGAAACATATATGCTTAGTCTAGATAAGATAGATATGGATATAGATGTTGATAAACTTGAAGATATATTTAATAAAACTTTTTCTAAGCATAATATTGAATTAGCAGAAATAGAGGATGCTGGTGATTATTTTATATTTTATATAGAACCTATAAATTTTAAAATAACATGACAGAATTAATTAAAGAAGCCAAACGACTCCAGGAATTAGCAGGAATAAACGAGATAAAGATTCAATCTAATGATAATAGAAAAGCATTAGGGACAGTGTTTTATGAAAATCCTAATCCTGAAGAAGCAGAGAAATATGGTTATTTATATGTTTGGGACGATGAATTTGTAGAGCAATTAGCTAAGGATTTAGGCTTTGAAGACTACGAAGATGCAGCAAGTGAATTTACGGCATATTATGACCCAGGTACTAAAGAAAATATACATTTTCTAGAGAAGGTTTTAGGACTTAAAAATTTGACTATAGATAAACTTACTGTAGAGATGTATAAACAAGCTATGTTACGTTCACTAAAAAAGATAAATATTCGTTAGAAAATATTTGGAAGACCAAAATAAAAGTTTTATATTTATACAAAATAATAAGTTATGGATTTATCATTAATTAAACAGAAGCTTGCCGCTTCTCAAAACAAAGGCAAACCGAAAGAAAAAACTGATTACACGAAAATTTTCTGGAAACCAAAGCCAGGTAAGTACCAAGTACGTATTTTACCTTCTAAGTTCGACAAATCTAATCCATTCCGTGAAGTTTACTTCCATTATGGTTTTTCAAGAGGCCCAATTTTAGCATTAGTAAATTGGAATGAAAAAGATCCTATTGTTGAATTTGCAAAACAATTACGCAAATCCTCAGACAAAGATGATTGGCAATTAGCTAAAAAAGTTGAACCAAAATTACGTTATTTCGCACCAGTATTAGTACGTGGTGAGGAAGACAAAGGTGCTCGCTTATGGGAATTTGGTAAATTAACTTATGAGCAATTGTTAGGTATTGCTGCTGATGAAGACTATGGTGACTACACAGACATCACTGAAGGACGTGATTTCACTATTGAAGCTGTTGAAGATACTGTTGCTGGTAGAAAAAGTGTAAAATGTTCTATCCGTCCTAAAGTTAAGTCATCACCTATTTCAGAAGATGCTGCTTTAGTACAAAAAGTATTAGACGAACAGCCTGATATTTTAACCGTTAATAAACATCATACATTTGAAGAATTACAAGAAATTCTTAACAAGTGGTTAAACCCAGAAGAAACAGCTGAAGAAACTGAAACTCCTGTAGCATCAGCTACTGAAGAAGAGGATGAAGAAGAAACATCTGATTTACCATGGGAAAAAGGTACATCAACTGCTAGTACCTATAAAGTAGATGCACCTGCAAAAACTAGCAATGCAGATAAATTTGATAGTTTATTTAACGACTAAAATATATGGCCAAAAAAGACAGTTTAACGACTGCTATATCAGACGGTTTGAAAAAGCCGTTTGATATAGAGGCGTTTAAAAAATCAAAATACTTAGATCAATCATCTAAGTTCAAAAAACAAAGATGGATTCCATTTTCACCAGCAGTTAAAGATGCTCTTTCTATTCCTGGTGTTCCTATGGGGCATGTTTATATAGCTCGTGGAGGATCAGATACAGGAAAAACTACATTATTGATTGAGACAGCTGTAGCAGCTCAAAAAATGGGAATATTACCTGTATTCATTATTACTGAGATGAAATGGGATTTTTCTCATGCTAAAATGATGGGATTAGAATTAGAGGAAGTAGTAGATGAAGAAACAGGTGAGGTAAACTACAAAGGATTTTTCTTATATGTAGATAGAGCATCATTAAATACAATTGAAGATGTAGCTGGATTTATTGCTGACATTCTAAACGAGCAAAAACAAGGAAAATTACCATATGATTTATTATTCTTATGGGACTCAGTTGGTTCTATTCCCTGTGAAATGAGTGTTAAGCAAGGTAATAACAATCCTATGTGGAACGCAGGTGCCATGGCAACTCAATTTGGTAATTTTATTAACCAACAGTTTCCTCTATCACGTAAAGAGAATTATCCATACACTAATACATTCTTTGTTATTAATAAAACAGGGGTACAACCTGCTTTAACACCAATGAGCCAACCTAAAATGACTAACAAAGGAGGTAATGCTATGTATTGGGATGCTACAATTGTTACTACATTTGGTAACGTAACTAATAGTGGTACATCTAAGATATTTGCCCAACATAAGGGTAAAAAAGTAGAGTTTGCTAAACGTACTAAAATAGCAATTGATAAAATCCATGCTGATTGTGGTATTGCAACTTCCACTACAGTAATTGTAACTCCTCATGGTTTTATCCCTGATACTAAAGAGGCAGAAAAAGAATATAAAAGACTTCATGCTCACGAATGGTTTGGTGAAAAAGTAGATATTGAAAAACTTCAAATAATTGAAGATAGCTCAGAATGGGAAGAAAGTAGTAGAATATCACCAATGATCGAAGTAGACAATGAAGAATAAGTATGCTCAACTTTTAGCAAATATAAACAATAATCCTCGTAATGCTCAAGATTCAATTTTAATAATTGATGGTTTAAATACTTTCTTGAGAAGTTTTACAATGATAAACCACATAAATCCAGACGGAGCCCACATAGGTGGGCTCACTGGGTTTTTAAAATCATTGGGTTATGCTATTAAAACGATAGATCCTACTAAGGTAATTATCGTATTTGATGGAATAGGAGGTTCTAACAACAAACGTAACTTATACCCTGAATATAAGGCTAATAGAAATAAAAGTCGTATGACTAATTATTCTATATTTAGTAGTAAGGAAGAAGAAACTGAAGCTATAACAAACCAGGTTAGTAGATTAATACAGTATCTTAAATGTTTACCTGTTACTATAATTTGTATAGATGGTATTGAGGCCGACGATGTTATTGGTTATCTCGCGGTAAAATTCGAGAATTTCGCGCTAACTAAGGAAGTCACCATCATGTCTGCTGACAAAGATTTCTTACAATTAACAAGCGATAAAACACGAGTTTATTCGCCTATTAAAAAGAAAATATACAAACCTGAAGATGTAAAGGCTGAATATGATATTAACCATTTGAATTTTATTAATTATAAAATATTAATGGGAGATACATCAGATAATCTACCAGGTGTACCTGGTTTGGGCCCTAAAAAGTTACTTAAATTATTTCCTATTTTAAATGAAAACAGAAAAGTTAGTTTACAGGAAATTATAGAATACTCAGCAAACAGAGTTAATGAACATGCTTTATATTCATCTGTTGTAGAAAGATCTTATCAGTTAGATATAAATAGACAACTAATGGATTTACATACTGTTCCATTATCTGATGAAAATAAAAAAGAAATACAACAAAATTTTAATAACCAGTATTCATTAAATAAACATGTTTTTATGCAAATGTATTTGGCAGATCATTTAGGAGAAAGTATACCTAATGTATCAAATTGGCTTAATCAAGTTTTTGGAGGGTTAGAAAATTTTTAGTAAATTTATAAAAGGTTATGGCAACATTAAACAAATTAAATAATTACGGAAACGTATTTCAAGTTAAAGTATTAGGAGCATTATTAACACAACGAGATTTTTTACTTAACATATCAGATTCATTAGATAGTGAGTATTTTGAGAATCCCTCTCATAAATGGGTTGTTGATTATGTTATTAAATATTTTGAACAATATCATACTTATCCAACTGCTGAAACATTATCAATTGAGATAAAAAAGATAGATAATGAAGTATTAAGAATATCACTAGTTGAAGCAATTCGTGAAGCTTATAGATTAGCAGATGCTAGTGATTTGGAATGGGTTGAGAGAGAATTTTCTGATTTCTGTCAAAACCAACAGATGAAAAAAGCAATTATGACATCTGTTGATTTATTGAATCTAGGTGATTATGATGGTATTAAACAACTAATTAATCGTGCTTTAAAAGCAGGTGAAGATAAAAATATAGGACATCTTTATGAAGCCGATGTTGAGTCTCGATACAGAGATGATGATAGAAGAGCAATACCATTCCCTTGGCCTGTGTTTAACGACTTAACACAAGGTGGTTACGGTAAAGGTGATTTAGTACTATTATTCGGTAATCCAGGTGGTGGTAAGTCTTGGGGTGTTATAGCAATGGGAGCTTATGCTGCTGCTTTAGGATATAACGTAGTACATTACACACTAGAATTATCTGAAGGGTATGTAGGAAAAAGATATGATGCTGTATTCTCAGGTATTGATGTAGATAAATTAAAAGATCATCGTGATAAAGTTCAAGAAGCTGTAGAAAGAGTAAAAGGTAAAATAGTGATCAAAGAATATTCTCCTAAACGAGCATCATTGGATACTATTGAATCCCATATACAACAATTAAAACATCAAAATGAATTTGAACCTGATTTAATTATTATTGACTATATTGATTTATTACGCACTAAAGGAAGAAAAGAACGTAAAGATGAAATTGATGATGTTTATACTGAAGTAAAAGGATTAGCTAAAGAATTAGGAATACCTATTGTATCTCCTTCACAAGCTAATAGAACAGGTGCCGATAAACCTATTCTACAAGGAGAAAACGCAGCTGGTTCATATGATAAAATTATGATTGGTGATATTATTATATCTCTAGCACGAGGTAGAAAAGATAAAGTTAACGGAACGGGTAATTGGCATTTTATCAAAAATAGATACGGAGCAGACGGATTAACTTTTGGTTCTAAGATCAATACGTCTACCGGATATATAGATATATACGATCAACCGTTAGATGACGATGATACACCGGAACTAAAAGGTAAAAACAAAGCAGTAAATTCGTTCTCAGAAGTGGGGACAGAAGATAAACAAATTTTACGAAGCAAATTCCTTTCTTACAAGGAAGAATGATATTTATAAACCCAAAAACAACAACTACATGAAATCATATAAATTAAAAGATATAATTTTAGAAGAAATAAAACAGAATAAAGGTAATGGTGATTTTTCATGGGTTACTTTAAGGGAAAATGAGTTATTAACTGAATTTAATTATAATATAGAAGATACATATCCTATTACTAATGAACTTCCTTTTAATATTGAATTTAAAGATGAAAAGGGAAGATTAAACATTACTAAAGGAAAATTAAATAATAACTACATTGAAATAAAGTTATATTGGGTAGATAATTATGGGAAATTAAGAATGGATACTCCTGAAGGTATCCTACCAAAAACAATGAATACTCATATGTTTAATATATTAAATAAGTTTTTACCCAATTACGACCAGTTTCTAATTAGACCTAATGATCCTATAAGATTTAGATTATTCCATTTATTATTGAATAAATACATTGACAAAAGTATATGGGAAGTAATCTCATATGAGGATGAACAAAAAATATTAATACATAAATTATGATTATAGTTAAACGTTATACAGCAACATGGTGCGGACCATGTAAGGCCCTTGCTCCCATTATGAGTGAGATACAGACAGAAATAAATGATGTTAGTTTTATTACAATAGATGTAGATCAAAACAGAGAAGCAGCTATGCAAGACAATGTGTCATCAGTACCTACTGTTATAGTAACAAAAAATGGCCAAGAAATGCACCGATTTACTGGTGTAAAACCTAAAAATGTTATATTAAATATTATAAACCAATTTAAATAAAAACAAACATGAATATTGAACAAAGTATCTTAAGTGACATTACTGTCTACATGAAATATGCTAAATTCGTCCCTGAATTAAACAGAAGAGAGACGTGGACCGAATTAGTAGATAGAAATAAAGGGATGCATTTAAAAAGATTCCCTCATCTAGCAAACGAAATTGAAGAAGCATACAAATTTGTATATGATAAAAAAGTATTACCATCAATGCGTTCAATGCAGTTTGCAGGTAAACCAATTGAAATAAATAATGCTCGAGTATTTAATTGCTCATATCTACCTATTGATGATATGGCTTCTTTCTCTGAAATAATGTTTTTATTATTATCAGGATGTGGTGTTGGATACTCAGTACAACAACATCATATTGAAAAATTACCTGAAGTAAGAAAACCGTTAAAATCAAAAAGATATTTAGTAGGTGATTCAATTGAAGGATGGGCAGATGCAGTTAAAGTATTAATGAAAGCCTACTTACGTGGAGGACCAGCACCTGTATTTGACTTTAGAGATATTCGTCCAAAAGGAGCTCAATTGATTACTGTGGGTGGTAAAGCCCCAGGCCCTGAGCCTTTAAAAATAGCATTAGCTCACGTTGAAGCTATTTTAAGTAGCAAACAAGACGGAGAAAAATTAACATCGTTAGAATGTCATGATATTATTTGCCATTTAGCAGACGCAGTATTATCAGGGGGTATTCGTAGAGCAGCATTAATTGCTTTATTCAATTTAGATGATGAAAACATGTTGACATGTAAGTTCGGAAACTGGTGGGAACAAAATCCACAGCGTGGTAGAGCAAACAACACAGCAGTATTGATTAAATCTAAAATTGAAAAAGACACATTCTTAGATTTATGGAAGAAAATTGAATTAAGTAATTCTGGAGAACCAGGATTTATTTTTTCAAATGATAAAGATGCTGGTACTAACCCATGCGCTGAAATCAACTTAAAACCGAATCAATTTTGCAATCTTTGTGAAGTCAACGCCTCAACCATCGAATCACAAGAAGATTTAAATTCTCGCGTTAAAGCAGCAGCTTTCATAGGAACTCTACAAGCGTCTTATACAGACTTCCATTACCTAAGAGATATTTGGAAGAAAACAACTGAAAAAGAAGCATTATTAGGTATAGGTATGACAGGTATTGCATCAGGAGCAGTATTAAACTACAGCTTAAAAGAAGCAGCTAAAGTTGCTACTGAAGAAAATGCTCGTGTAGCTGAAATATTAGGAATTAATAAAGCAGCTCGTGTAACTTGTGTTAAACCAAGTGGTACTACATCATTAGTATTAGGCACATCAAGTGGTATTCACGCATGGCATGATGATTTCTATTTAAGAAGAATTCGTATTGGTAAAAATGAAGCATTATATACTCATTTAGCAATTCATCACCCTGAATTATTAGAGGATGATTTCTTCAAACCACATATTCAAGCTATAGTAACCATTCCTCAGAAAGCACCTGATAATGCTATTACACGCCCTAAAGAAACAGCTATTGAGTTATTAGAGCGTATTAAGAAATTCAATAAAGAATGGATTAAACCAGGTCATAGAAAAGGATCTAATATGCATAATGTGTCAGCCACTGTTAATATTAAGCAAGATGAGTGGGGAACTGTAGGTGAATGGTTATGGGATAATAAAGAATACTTCACTGCATTATCATTCTTACCTGAAGATTTAGGAACATATACTCAAGCACCATTTGAAACAATAACAGAAGCTGAATTCAATGAGCGTGTTGGTCATTTACATAACTTAGATTTATCTAAAGTAATTGAAATGGATGATATGACCGCTTTAATGGATCAAGCAGCTTGCGCTGGTGGAGCATGCGAGATAGTTTAAAAGAATATATAGATTATTACGTAGAAGGAGATAGGGTGGTATTTACCGCCCTATTTCATTCAAAACGAGGATTTTGCTGCGGGAATAAATGCAAACATTGTCCTTATATACCAAAATATATTAAAAATACTACTACTATGGATATAGAAATGTTAAAAGTCTTAAAAGAACAAGCAGAATTTTTAGAAAAAAATCAAGATAGTCTTCCATCTGCTGAAAAAATAGAGAAAGCTATGGATCTATATAACAAGATAAATGAATTAATATCCAATATAGATATTAAAGAAATTGAGCAAGAATAGTATATTTTTTAATATTTATTGGTAAATTAAATAATAATATGCCAATAATATATAGGTTAGCTAAAGGATCTCCACTAACTCATGCGGAATTAGATGGAAATTTTCAATTTCTTACTGGATCTATTAATAATATATCAGGATCTTATGCAACTACTAGTTCAAACACATTCATTGGTGATCAAGTAATACAAGGTAACTTATCTGTATTTGGTACAGCTTCGTTTACTTATACTACTTCATCTATTACAACAATAAGTGCATCAACTTTTGCTGTATCTATATCAAGTCCAGTAATACGTTATGGTTTTTATGAAGTTTTAGATTCAGGAGCATCTTTATCAACTTCTTCACTTGCTTGGGATTCTGCTAACAAATATTGGGTATATAGAAATGTTACAGGTTCTGCTACTAGTAGTGCTATATTATTAACTGGCCCTGTAAGTACAGGAGGTTTAGGAACAGAAGTAGCTATTCCACAATATAGAATTCCTATGTCTAATGGGAACCAATCATTAGTAAGTTCTAATATATACACTAGTGGTTCTCTTAATATCATAACAGGATCAACACGTATACTTCCATTTGTAGAATCACCAATCCCTACTTTAGGTACAGGTTCAGGTGGTTTCTTTTTAGGTGGTGATAATGGAGCATATGGTTTATATATGGGTGTATCATCATCAGGTGTTACATGGATCCAATCTAATAGAAATGATGGATTAGCTGATGCTTATAACATATCTATACAACCATTAACAGGAAATGTTAATATAGGTAAAATTAATACTTTAAATTTAGGACCCAAATTAGATATATCTGGTAGTACAGTTATAACAGGCTCACTAAATGTGACTCAAGGTATCACTAGTTCATTACTAGGCACATCATCATATGCTTCTTTTGCTTTAACAGCATCTCATGCTACTAATGTTCCTGCAACAGCTTCATATACTTTACAAGCACTGTCGGCATCATTTGCTAATAACAGCACATCTGCCTCATTTGCTACTAATAGTGTATCGGCTTCATTAGCAACCAACAGTATATCGGCATCATTTGCTACTAATAGTACATCTGCATCATTTGCTATAAGTGCTTCACAAGCGGTATCAGCGTCTCGTGCTATAAGTTCTTCATTCTCCTCTAATTCATTATTATTAAATAACATGGCCTCATCTGTATTTGCAACTACAGGTTCAAATACTTTTAGAGGTACTCAAAATATAACTGGGAGTGTTAATATTACTGGTTCATTAGTTGTATCTGGTTCTTCTACTTTAGTAAATATAGGTTTAGCTGAAATGACGGGTTCATTATTAATGAACACATTAGATGGTAGAAGATTATTTAGAGCTAGCTCTTCATTATCATCTTCAATCAGTAGCTCAAATGAATTAACAACAGCTAGTTTTAATGGAGTTATATCTTTAAATTCAAACTCAGGTGGAAATGTGTGGGATTCTAATTTTAATATTTATTACTCAGGTATTTCGGGAAGTAATGAAACTCAAGTTAGTCCTGTTTATACTGCTTCGTTTGATGGTAATGGATATAATAATTTCAGTATTGTAGTTAATTCTAGACCTCAGATAATTTTATCCCCAAGTGGTAGTATACAATCTTATAAAGTATACATTTATAATTCAGGTAGTACCGGCACAGGATGGTATGTCCAATCAGGCTTATCTGGGGATACTTTACAAAATGGAATAGATATATTATTATCAGGTCATACAAATAATAGTTTTGGAAATGATTTAATAAATGCAGGTTTTATTTCAGGAGTATCGGATCCAACAGGTAACACTAATACTGTAACTTATGTTTCTCAATCATTATTAACGTTTACCTCTTCATTAGTTGAAATAAACGCTCCAACTATTACAATGACTGGTTCAATCATTGTAAGTGGTTCTAAAACATTAACTGGTACTATTAATAGTAATGGAACATTTGCTCAAACAGGTTCATTTATAGTAAGTGGATCAGCTACCTTTAATAACACAACATTCACAGTAACTGGTTCTCAATTCTTTACTGGTTCGTCAGTATCTGTTGGTAATCAAACAATAACAGGTTCATTAAGTTTAACTAGTAATGGAATCGGAACAGGATTATATATTAATGGTCAAAAACAATTTAACTATATATCTCTTCTTCATACAGCAAGTATATTACCTACACAAAACGTGTCCGGTTCATTTATATATAGTACTACAGGATCTTCTAGTGGTATATCTTTAGTTAGTGGTAGTAGAATAACATTTGCTAACACAGGTATATATAATATACAATTCTCAGCTCAAGTATTTACAGCAACTGGAGCAACAGTAGATATATGGTTTAAACGAAATGGTACTAATATAGCTTTTTCGGGTACAAAAATAGGTCCAACCTCTAATAATCAGTATGTTGTAGCAGCATGGAATTTTGTAGATACATTTACTTCAGGTTCATATGTTGAAATTGCTTATCAAACAGATCAAACAAATACTCAATTCCAATATATAGCAGCAACAGGTAATGTACCAGCAATTCCATCAATAATAGCAACAGTTACACAAGTAGCTTAAAAATAAGAACAAATATTAAAATAAATTTGGCCTCTCACGAGGCCTTTTTTATCTTTATAAAAAACAAAGTTATGAAAATATCACATGAAGTACCACTCTCATTACTTGAGAAAAGTTTAATGTTTAATGACTACCAGTATGTATTACCTCATTTAATGGATAAATATAATGAGTATAAATTGTTCATGTTGAGATATAGAAACCAAGAAAACTCATTCATTATCATGGATAATGGTTTATTTGAGGGAGTAACTCATACAACTGAGGATTTAATTGAAAAAATTAATTTAGTACAACCAGATATTTTTATAACACCAGATGATTGGAATAATCCACATTCTACGTATAAAAATGCGAAATACTGGATGAATACTTTGAAGTCACAACTTCCATCAACTACAAAATTGATGGTTGTACTTCAAGGAAAAACAATAGAGGAAATAACTCATCTATATGATAAATGTGTTGATTTAGGGTTTAAACATTTTGCATTTAATCATTCATCAGAAACATATCAACGTATGTTTAACCACCCAAATAAATTGGTTAATCAGATGATGGGTAGAATTGAGGTTGTAAATGAATTGAAAAAACAAGGTCATATTAATAATAACCATTATATTCATTTACTTGGAGCTTCACTACCACAAGAATTTGTTTATTATAAAGGAATGAATTGGATCAATTCAGTTGATACATCTTCTCCTATTATAAATGGTGCTTTAGGTATTGTTTATGAAGAGTATGGTTTACTAAACAAACCAACAAATAAAATTGAAGAGTTCTTTGAAGAAAATTTGGAGGGTCAAATAGGAAATATTACATTTAACATAAATAAGTTTAGAGAATACGCTTCGTAAAAGAAAAATGCGTTTTCTATTCTTGTTATATATTTATATCAAATAATAAACAAACTAATTTCAAAAATGACACTGAGATATATAAATACGATTTCGTTAAGTCCGGTTGCCCAAGAGTGGGGAATGGATAAAGGCTTCTATCGTGTTAACTGTCAGGGTCAAATGTAAACGATATAAAACAAATTGCATATAACAAGAGCCCTGACTTAAAAATCAGGGCTTTTTTGTTGGCTTGGCAAAATAAAAATATTATCTTTACAATGTTGAAAAAAGAGATAAGAAAAACGGGGTTGTAGCAAAGATGGACTATGCGCCGGTCTGAAAAACCGGAGATATTGGATCGTTACCAGTCAGCCTCACAAATACGCAAGTGTAGTGACCAATGGTTTTAACACGTCCGGCTCCAACCCGGAAAATGTGGGTTCGAATCCTACCACTTGTGCAAAAAAATCGTTATAAGGCATATGCTAGTAATGCCAGCAGGTTAAGCGATATCCTGCAAATAATGTGATGTAGCTCAGAGGCAGAGCAGGGAGCTGTTAACTCCAAGGTCGGTGATTTCGAAATTCCCCATCACAGCCGGTTTGGGTTTTATACTTTTAGACTTACAAGATAAGGAAAAAGTAATTACTGGGGTAGTGGCCAGGGTAGCTCACAACGACTGTAAATCGTAGGTGCGAAAGTTCGATTCTTTCCTGCCCCACAAAAATAAAAAAGATGAAACGAAAACTATAACAGTGCATGAGTATCAAGGATATAAGTGCACAAATTAAGATTAAAATTTAATTTATGCGCTTGTAGCTTAATTTGGTAGATGCACTCGGCTTTTAACCGAGGGGTTGGGGGTTCAAGTCCCTCCAGGCGCACAGAGTTTGACTCTGTAGCTCAATTGGTTAGAGCACCTCACTTTTAATGAGGGGGTTATGAGTTCGAGTCTCATCAGGGTCACAAATATGAATATAACAGGCATGACTTTAGACGGTAAGATTACTGTTGGAAATATAGGTAAATTCTATTTTCAAAAAGGAATACCATTAAATATAATATTTGATTGTTTAATTAAAAAAGATATAGTAGTTGATTGGATTTCATTAAAAGATGAGTTAATAAACAACGGAATGTCTTTAAATAGAATTAAACATTTATTGAGTGAAAATATTAATGACTCATACGGTAAACAATATCGCGATGATATCATTAGTAGATTAGGTCTTTGACATATTGTAAATTATTTGGTCTCGTGGTCTAATGGCTCAGGATACATGACTGTCTATCATGGGGTGAGGGTTCGATTCCCTTCGGGACCGCCAAATTAACTGCAATGAGAAATACGGGTTCGAAGCCCGGGTGGCGGGTGTAAACACGCGCTACCTGAAGCTAAGTTGCGATAGCCAGTTAATTAAACATAGCGTAATAGCCTAATGGTTGAGGCACTTGCTTTGGGAGCAAGACGATGTCGGTTCGAGCCCGGCTTACGCTACACATGGGGGAGAATGCAAAACAAAACACTGTTCAAGCATTCTCTCGAAAGAGTAGTAATAGAATAGTTACTTCGCAATCAAACTGTAAATTTGACGACTTGCCGTAAGGCCTCCCCCACCATGCAGATATAGCACAATGGTTAGTGCTTCGGCTTGCCAAGCCGAAGATACGAGTTCGAGTCTCGTTATCTGCTCTAATAAGCGTGTATGGTGTTTCAATGGCTTAGCATGCTGCACTTCCAATGCAGAGGTTTCAGTTCGAATCTGAATACGCGCTCGCTTTTATGAATAAGTTAGCAGCATAAACAATTGACGGAATGCTGTAAGTCTTAACGACTTTGGAGATGCGAAGTATAGTAACGTCTCCTAAATTTTTTAGGAGGTTCCTGCCTAGTATTAATACTGAAGTGGGCCATGGGCTGTTGGTATAGTTGGCTAACACGATAGCTTTGCAAGCTATAGTCCCCGGTTCAAGCCCGGGACGGTCCACAAAATTGTAGGTGTCAGATAACCTTCAGGTTTGAGTCGCAGTTGTACCTTAAACAGCTGACAATTTGCCGAGTTGGTAGAGTAGGTTTCTTACGGGGCTCTCATAAGGCTCAGACAACAGTTCAAATCTGTTACTCGGTACAAAATATATTGTGGGAGGGTGAAACGGATATATAAATCATTCTGGGCTCATAACCCAGAGATAGCTGGTTCGACTCCAGCGCCCGCAACAAAAACAGTAGTAACGTGAAAGTTACTTCGAATGCATAGGGAGCACGTACATTGGTGGTTCGAATCCATCCCTCCCAACCAATAAAATAATAATATTGGGAGGTGGCGAAATTGGTAGACGCACGTAAAGAAAAAACACTTTTACAATTTTCTCTGTTTTATATTCTCGGGTCGTCTAGCGGCAGGATAGGGTGCTTTGAACACTCTGACAGTTGGTTCGAATCCACTCCCGAGAACAAAAAATTTGATTGGCAAAATAAAGTTATTATCTTTACAACATGAAAGAATTAGTAATACGATATTTCAGAGGTCAAGCACTTAACATAGATGAGTGTGTTAAATTAATGGAGGAATATATGAAAAAAACAAATAAAGATAATCCTACGTTAATACAAAAATTGATAGATCCTATGAATCCATTTGGGCCATCAATGTTACAACAAGCAGTAGATGTATCTGCTCGCTCGTTGGCTGAAGATTTTGATATTACTAGATTATATTCGAAAGAAGGTAATTTATTAATGGTATATTAAAATAAGGGCCTTTAACTCAGTTGGTTAGAGTAACTGACTCATAATCAGTAAGCCACAGGTTCAAGCCCTGTAAGGCCCACCAAATATGGTCCCGTCGTCTAATGGTTAGGATGTCACCCTTTCACGGTGAAGATTTCGGTTCGAATCCGTGCGGGACTACAATTGCTGATATGGTCGATTGGTTTAGGCACTAACCTGATACGTTAGTCTAGGTAGGTTCGATTCCTGCTATCAGCACAAAGTCCAAGAGTAATTAACTTGGTACCTGAGAGGTTCGAAACTCTCGATTGACTATGGTGTATAGGTGTGCACAGAGGAACGTAGTAAGAGGCACTGTCGAAAGACGATACAATCTCTGAACTGAGACTCAGGATTAAGGTTCAAACCCTTTTTAGTCAGCAAAGATAGAAGTAAGTGGCACCTGTTGCAGGCAACATAAAGTAAGATCCACAACTTGGCTGGTCGTCACTTCTTATAACATAATAATGTGGGTGTTATAAGCTATCTTTAATGCTCGGTTAGTTTAATAGGTAAAACTACTGATTTGTAATCAGAGAACATCGGTTCGATTCCGGTACTGAGCTCAAAAATGGTCGCTTCGCTTAGCTGGTTTTAAAGCGCTTGATTTACATTCAAGAGATCATAGGTTCGAATCCTATAGCGACTACAAAAACGGAGGGTTGAGAGAGATGGATGATTCTGCTAGTCTTGAAAACTAGATGTCGCGTAAATCCGGGGCACGTGGGTTCGAATCCCACACCCTCTTCAAATAAAAAACATAATGGAAAGAATACCACAACATATAATCGACCAAATGCGTCAATCACTGTTAGGTAAACGAGTACGATACAGGGATATAGTAGGTGAATGTAAATACTTCGGTTATAACGAATATTTACCTAAGTGGGGACTGCAAATAACTTTAGATAGAATGCCTTTATCTAATGTTGATATAAAGCACATATTTATAGTAGATGAGCTATGAATTAATCTTTATACTGTACGCAGTAATAATAATCTCTATTCCAGTAATATTGCTGGCTATAGTAGTATTATATGAACTTCTTGAGAGTACCTACCATATAACTGAAATGATATTTCCAGTACATCACACTGCGGTTAGATGGATATTATTGTTAATAATTTTTATATTGTTTTTTATTTTATAAGGGCGATTGTCTGACTGGCTGAGGTGGCCGCCTGCAAAGCGGCTTAAATAGGTTCGATTCCTATATCGCCCTCACTTAAATGAACGTAAAGAGTAATTTGTTTATAAGATGTAAGGTAAACAAATGAACATAAACCTTTATTAGTAAGCATTACTAGTGTGTGTACTTACATCTCTATGGAGAGTAAAGCAACCAGGGTGTTGTCACCGCCTGCTAAGCGAGTGGTACTTTCGGGTATGAATTTCGAATATTCTGCTCTCCGCCAAAGTAAGTTTGGAAAGGCAAAGTCCAAAGCTTATATTTAAATCATAATAAAAAGAAATGTCAAATAATTAATTTGTACCAAGTTTATGTCAAAATTTAGAAATGCGTCATTAGCTTCTAAAGTAGGAGCAATGAAACCAAAAGACAATTTAGTAGCAGCAGCATCAATTCCTGCTCCTGATACTAAGAACATTCAAGGTAAAGAAGCTTATTCACAAGATAAGTGGGTTAAATTACTAACAATGTTAAATACATTGAAATTGGAAAACCAATTTTACCGTTCAGAGTCTAAGACTATGACCGAATTGAGATCGTTAATGATAGAATGTGCTCAAGCAGATCCTTATTTTACAGCACAATGTATTGTTTACTCTCGTTGTGTGGGTGAAGGTATGAGATCAATTAATCACTTAGCAGCTGTTTATTTAGCTCCCTATTTAGGTGGTTTAGATTGGGGTAAGCGTTTCTATGGATTATGGAATAAAAAAGAAGCTAAAGGTGGAACTATATATCGCCCAGATGATATCGCTGAAATCGTTGCTGCATATAGTGCATTAAACGAAAAAGGTATTACTAACGCGATGAAGAAAGGTTTCAAATCGGCTTTAGAAAACATGGATGCGTATAGTTTGTTAAAATACAAACCAGCCTTACTTGATATTATCAATTTAGTTCACCCAAATCCAAATGTTTCAAAAGCAGTGGTTGATTATGAAGGTAAAAAAGTATCTGTATTTGAAGCTATTATGAAAGGATACAACGTATCAGCTGATACTTGGGAAGTAGCTCAATCAGACGCTGGTCAAATTGTAGCAAAAGCTGTTAAAGAAGGTAAGTTATCTAAAGAAGATGCTGCTGAAGTATTAGCTGAAGCAAAATCTGATAACTGGGAAGCTTTATTAGTAGATGGTAAATTAGGTATTTTAGCTGCTTTAAGAAATATTAGAAATATTTTATTAGCTAAACCAAAAGAAACTACAGTTGACATGTTATGTAAATTGTTATCTGATGGAGTGGCTATTAGAAAAGGTAAAGTAATGCCTTACCAAATTGATATGGCTAATGAAGTTGTAAACGCAGAATTTAGCGATGCTAATTCTCGTAAGATTTCAAAAGCATTATTAGCTGGATATGAATTAGCATTACCTAACTTAGCTGAATTGCTAACAGGTGATACTTTAGTAATGGTTGACTTTTCAGGTTCAATGACTACATATGTTAAAGATCCAAAACGTAAAACAAATTACAAGTCAACTTGTATGGATAAAGCAGCTCTAATTGCAGCTACAATTGCAAAAGCTACAAACGGAGATATAATTCGTTTCGGTTCAAGTGCTGAATATGTAAATTATAATGCTAATTTAGATGTGTTTTCACTTGCTAACTCTATCAAAAAAGATATGGGTGGAACAAGTTTAGCACAAGCATGGGCTGCAGCTCAAAAATCAGGTAGAAAATACACACGTGTGTTTATCTTATCTGATAATGAATGTAATATAGGTTCAACTTATAAAGCATACCAATCATATGTTGAAAAAACAGGTGATCCATATGTTTATTCAGTTGACTTAGCAGCATATGGTACAACTGCTATAGCAGGTCCAAAAGTAAGATTTTACTACGGATTCGGTTATACAATGTTTGATGATATCGCAACAAGCGAATTCAATGCAAACTACCATATTGAAAAGGTTAAAAAGATTGTTATCTAAGCTTTGAAAGACAAGATAAAAATCGTATATTTAAATATAAGTTAGATAGCAAGATAGTGGGTTACTTCGTTTTATTTGAAAAACTCCAACTATACTCACGTCAATTAACTTCTAGCTTATATTTAATTTGTTCTTTGAATTAATGAATTTGGGTAGCAATGTAAAAGTTACTTCGTAGTGCAATGGTAGCACAATTTTATTTCCAAAAATCAGTTATGGGTTCGATTCCCATCGAGGCCGAAAGGCTTAACACTTTTACAATTTTCTCCCATATAATACTAGTAAGATAGCAATGTTGTAAGTTACTTCGTATATTGGTTCGACTCCAATATTTTCCGCCAACAATTGGAAAATTAGCTAAATGGATAAAGCAAAACTCTTATAAAGTTTGATAAAACACACTTACTCAAATAATCTTCTTACTTAAAATATTATCTAGTAGTAATTAATCAGTTACTTCGAAACAAAAATGCTATCATAGATAGCATATAACACGTAAATTATATTAATATATAATTTCTACCATCAAATCGGTAACAGCTGGTATCTATTGCCGAGTCGAAAGACTTAGTAACTACCCCAGGTTTTAATAGTACCTTGCCAAAAAATATTACGTTTGTTGCGTTAAGACATGAGGTACAGCTTATATCTGATACACCTGATTAAAGTAAACTCTAGATTAAAAATATTATATTAGTAGTAATAGGTAATCGTTACTTCGAAAATTAGCTCAGCTGGTTGAGCGTTTGTATGTGGAACAAAAGGTCGTTGGTTCAACTCCAACATTTTCAATCAAATACACGATCCTAACTTTCTCTAATATATGCTCCGATGGCGGAATAGGTAGACGCGTGGGACTTAAAATCCCATCCCCGCAAGGGGGTACAGGTTCGATTCCTGTTCGGAGCACAATGAGGAAGAGATGCTCATCAGTCTTTGGACCAAGTCTTTAATAATGGTCTCGTTCGATCCGGACAGCGGAATGCCGGTTATAGAGGATGAAAAGGATGTGGACACACTCCTCTCTATTAATGTTGATTTATATTTTTATGTGGTAAGACACTAATGTGTTTGTTTTCAAGAAAACTAAACCGTTAAAATCTACTCATCTGGAATCTCAGGATGGGGTAATTTGCCCTGGTGGCGGAAAGGCAGACGCGCTGGTCTTAGGAACCAGTTTTTGAGAGTTCGAATCTCTCCCGGGGTACAAATAAACAAGAGAACTCATCGCTGGTAACAGAGGAAGTTCGCGACATCACAGCTTAAGGCAGGAGTATGAACAACATATGTTAGTACTGCCGAGGATGCAACTCAAAACAGCCTAGACGGTGAGCTGGTCTATAATGGCAAGGTTGGAGGCAAAGATAAATGATGAGATAAAACAGAATCGCGGCTAAGCTCAGTTTATTAAGTTCTTTGAACAACTACTGATTGACACTAAACAGTAATTATGCAGACCACGTTAAAAAAAGCGATTTTGTGGAGGCGTAAATGATAATTACCTCACAGTCTAAGATGTGAGTGGTTTAGGTTGATGTAATGATTTGAGAAAATATACTGCCCACAGATAGTAAATATGTGGTTTCAATGTTTAATTATCCTACTTAGAAGGCAGTAGTTGTTTAATTTGGTCCTATGGTGTAATGGATTAGCACCAACGCCTTCTAAGCGTTTAGTATAGGTTCGAATCCTATTAGGACTACGATTGGAGGTATAGGGGTAACCCCTTGAGGCGAAGTACAAGCCATGGTCACTGAATGTAAACCAACCTCTAAACGAATTTAGTCAGGTGGCGCAATTGGTATGACGCTGAGCGTATTTCCGAAACGGAGGGTAAAATGATGTGCAGGTTCGAATCCTGTCCTGACTACAAGCCGTCTTTTTTTCTTGTCTACCGTGGATGTGGATTGTTGAGACGTAAAAAATAATAATCGATTGATGAGGAAACGGCAGGATACAGGTTCACTATACGAAGGTAGAAGTTTTTTTCAGAGTGCTGGGTTTGAGTCTTAATAATAACAAACCAACTAGATGATTAGGGACATATGAGAGCTGCTTACTCTCGTCCCAAACTGCTCCTGTAGGCTAATGGATAAACCTTTGCGCTACGGACGCAAGATTCCTCGTTCGAGTCGAGGCAGGAGCACAAACATGGTGTCTATGTTGTTAATGGTTTAGCATACATGCTTGTGGCGCATGAGGTAACAGTTCGAATCTGTTTAGACACACCAAAACAAATATTTATATGTAAACATAGGAGGTTATTATGAATCTACAATTCAAATCTTTAGGTACCCATCAAGTAATTGATGATATTTTTGGTTACATTAAGAACTTACTTAATGAAAAACCACAAACAAAACTTTATGTTGGTACCGACTCTCAAAACGGTCGTAGGATGACAACTTACGCTACTGTTATTGTTATGCATATGAATGAAAATGATAGTGGTAAAGGAGCTCATGTTTTATATAGTAAAGAAACATTACCTAAAATGAAGGATAGGTTCGCTAGACTATGGGGAGAAGTAGAACGTTCAGTTGAAGTGTCTAACATGTTAAGAGATGGAGGATTATCTATTAAAAATATTGACCTAGACTTCAATGAAGATCCTAAATATAATTCTAATACAGTATTACGTTCAGCAGTTGGTTATGTTGAAGCATCTGGTTTTATAGCTAGGTGGAAACCTCACAACGCTTTTAGTGTTCGTGTAGCAGATCAAATTTGTAAATAAGCTTGGATGTCCAAGCTTTTTTTCTTATCTTTATATTATGAATCAAGAAAATTATATTTCACTTTACGATCATTTAGGTAAAGCAGCAGGTGCTGAATTAGGTAAACAAGTTAATGAATATGCTAAAATTAGAAATCAACCTCATAAAGTTAGATATGTAGAACACCCTGGATATAAGGGGTATGTAAATCTATATACTAAAGAATTCTTACAAGAATTTTTCCAAACAAAATATCTTTTTACAAATGAAAAATAAAAAATATGCAGTCCTAAGTTTAAGTGGAGGAATGGATTCTTCTACTTTATTATTACATTTATTAGCTAACGATTATGAAGTTACCGCTTTATCATTTGATTACGGTCAAAAACATAGAGTAGAGCTAGAACGTGCTACTGAGTTAGTTGAATACATTAATGAAAATTCTGAAGTAGTAGTACAAGAATTAGAAGAATTTGATATAACAGAGGAAAAATTCCCTCCAGTTAAACATCAAATCATTAAAATTGATGGTTTAGGTCAATTACTAAATTCAACATTAGTAGAAGGTGGATCAGATGTTCCTGAAGGACATTACGCTGAAGAAAATATGAAGGATACAGTTGTACCTAATCGTAACAAAATATTCAGTTCTATTATTCAAGCAGTAGCATTGTCAATTGCGGATAAAAATAATTCTGAGTGTGCTATTGCAATGGGTATTCATGCTGGTGATCACGCTATTTACCCAGACTGTAGACAAGAATTTAGAGATGCTGATTTTGAAGCATTTAAGTTAGGTAATTGGGGTAGTGAGTATGTTTATCATTATACACCTTATCTTAAGTACGATAAACTATGGATCTTAGAAGACGGTTTAGCATGCTGTAATAAATTAGGTTTAGATTTTGATGAAGTATATAAACGTACTAATACAAGTTATAAACCAATTTGGATTGAAAATGAAGATTACAAAAATAAAACCAATTTGGAAACATGGCCATGGAAATCAGGAACATGGTACTCAGATTACAAATCAGCATCATCTGTAGAACGTATTGAAGCATTTATTAAACTAGGTGTTCCTGATCCTGTATTATATGCTGACGAAACAGGACCTGTTAGTTGGGAAGTAGCAAAAGCACACGTAGAAAAAATATTAGCTGAACATTCTAAATGATAAAACAAACCTATATAGAACCTCATTTAGCACATCTATATGTTAAAGTGCCAGATCATCTCTGGCACACTGCTACTCATTACACTAGAGTACCTAGTGTTGATCCTGCTTTCCCATATAGTGAAGAAAAAGATAGGTTTGGATGGTTTGATATAGTGTATTTATTTGAACCTATAGTAGATCCATCAGGCGCTGTTAGAAAAGAAGAATGGATATATGTGTTGGTAAATAAATCTATGCCTGGTATGGTTAAGATAGGTATGACTACTAATACAGTGGAAGAAAGAGCAAAACAAATAAATACAGCTACTGGTGTTCCAACACCTTGGATTCCTGTTTATAAATTTAGATGTTATGGTTCTCGATACTTAGAAAAAGAAATACATGAATACTTAACTCAATATAGAGTATCAGGAAATAGAGAGATGTTTGCTATTGATGCAGTAACAGCTCAAGAGACTATAGAAAAACTAGGTACATATTATTCAAACGCTCTATATGTGGCTAGTGAAGTAGAAAAAGGAAATTTGGAAGGTCAAGACTAAAATCTTATATTTAAATAAATAAATAAGTTATGAGTAAATTAAACAAAACAGCTAAACTAGCATTTTACAATGCTCGTAAGCAAGACGGTGACACTCAAAAGTTAGCCGCTAAAACAGGTTTTACTGCACGTTTTATTAACTACGTTTTACGTGGTGAGAGAAGCGTTAATGACGAATTAGCTAATGCTATGTATAGCATTTCTCGTTCTAGAAAAACCAACAGTCAAATGGCTAATGCCTAAGCATTAGTACACACCTCCTTCACTCTGAGGGAGGTGTTTTTTTATTAAAATAATTAAATATATGAATAAATTTCAATCAACAAAAATATTCGACGGATTCAGTTGTGTATTCCGTCAATGGAGAGCAGAAGGTACTCATTGTAGATTCTTACATGGTTATGGAGTATCATTTAAAGTATGGTTTGAAGGAGAATTAGATGAGAAAAACTGGGTATGGGATTTTGGAGGTATGAAACGTGCTAAAGGAACTATTGATGGTATGAATCCTAAAGCATGGATGGATTATATGTTTGACCATACAACTATTATAGCCGAAGACGATCCTTATTTAGAAAGTTTTAAATTAATGGAGGAAAATGAGCTTATTCAACTTCGCATCATTCCAGCAGTAGGAGCAGAGCAGTTCGCAAAATATATCTATGAAAAACTAAATACATTCGTTCAAGAAGAAACTCAAGGACGAGTACAAGTAAAACGAGTTGAATTTATGGAACATAATAAAAATACAGCTATATATGAGTAAAATATTAATAACATTAGTACTTGGATCATTATTAGTAAGTTGTGCTGATCAAACTAATCGTCAAAGACATTTAGAAAAAACATATCCTAAATGTAAAGTAGAACCAGCAACAGGATTAATCCAACATAGTGGATATGATTTTATTGTAATAGATAGTACAAACCAAATTATAGCGGTAGATTTTTATCCATTTTCAGAAAGTAAAATTAATCACTTAAGAAATATAAGATAATATGAGCAAAATATCAACAGATAAATTATTAATAAGCTCAGATTTCTATTCAGTACAAGGAGAAGGTATCTCATCAGGAGTACCTTCATACTTTGTACGTTTAGGAGTTTGTAACTTAACTTGCGGTATGTCTCGTAAGTTTGCTAATCAATTAGCTAAAGATAAGACATTAGAAGATGGTGAAATCTTTGAAGGTGATTTACATAAGGAAGGTAAAGCAACTTGGACTTGTGATAGTACATCTCAATGGTTATGGAGAGGAGTTGATCAAGACTTCCAATACCTAATTGACCAATGGAAAGAACAAGGTATCTATGATGATATCAAGAATGGTACTATCCATATTATTTGGACTGGTGGAGAACCTACAATTAAAGGACATCAGGAAGCTATTAGCAATTTTCGAAATTATTGGTTTCAATGGGAAATGAAACAACTAACTGAGAATGGTTATGTTTCTGATTTTACACCATACGATGAAATAGAAACCAACGGTACAGTGGTAATTGAAGATAAATTATGGACATTTCTAGACCAAATCAACTGCTCACCAAAGCTATCTAACTCAGGCATGACTGAGAAGCAACGCATTGTTCCTGCTGCTATTAAACGCATAATGGAACATAAAAACTATCAGTTTAAGTTCGTTATTTCAACTGAAGATGATGTTAAGGAAATATTCCGTGACTTCATTGAGCCATTTAACATTCCACTAAAGAATGTGGTTTGTATGCCAGGTTTAGATGATGTTGCTAATTTTGAAGAACGTACTCAGTTTGTATTAGAGATGGCTAAGAAATATAAGTTTAGAGGTTTAACCCGCTTACATATAGCGGCTTGGAATAAAACATTAAATGTATAAAATATTAATAGTATTAGCAGTACTACTAGGTAGTTGCTGCCAACCAAATCAAAAACGTTTACCTACTAAAGTAGAATACTTACGTATTGGATTTGAAAATGGTAAAGAATCTTATCTGCAAATACAAGGCACAGGTCTATATGAAATAAGATATGGCGATGAATTACATATGCAGGTGGTTGAAAACCCAGCACAAGCTTGTGCGGGAAAAGGATCTGATATGATTGCATCAGACGTTAACTTCTTCTCAGTAGTTTCAGAACACGAGTATAACATTAAACATTTAGGAGTAGAAGCAACACCAGTAACACCAACACCAGAATATCAATAATATGCAAGAACTAAATAATTATTTAAATGTATTTCAAATCATCATTAGTGATTTGACAGAGTTATCACCATCAACAAAAAATGTTAGATTAGGTGGATCTTTAATCCTTAAATTACACGGATTAAAATTTTCAAGATCAATTGGGGATTTAGATGTTATTATTACTAATCCAACTGAAAAACAAAAGGATTATTTAAGAGCGTTAAAGTTCTTTAACTACGAAGATGACGGGTATGATAATCAAACTAACTACAAATTTAAAAAGAATGGATTTGTATTAAATATATTGATAGTAGATCCTTATACGTTACCTGTTACACCAATGTTTTATTGTTATGAAAATAAATACTATGGTGTGGTATCTGTAGATGAAATTATTGATGCTAAAAAACGATACAAACGTACTAAAGATATCAGTGATTTCTTATTATTAAAGAACGAAAATTTTAATATATAATGAAAATACTATTTAACCAAAGTCATCTCCAAACAGCTGTATCTCATATAGGAGATCAGATCCATAATAAACATTATAATGATCCTAATCCTCCTGTAATGATATGTGTGTTAAATGGAGCATTTATGTTTTTTACGGATTTAGTAAAACAAATAGATATCGATTGTGAAATCGATTTTATTCAAGCTAGATCATATCAAGGACAGGAACAATTTGATGTTAAAATAATTAAAGATATCACTACGGATATTACAGGTAAAAATGTTTATATAGTAGATGATATATTAGACTCAGGAAATACATTAACTAAAATAATAGAATATTTAGGTACACATCATAAACCTCGTTCTATTACTCCTGTAGTGTTATTTAAAAAACACACTAATAATTGGCCTGTTATGTATGGAATAGAATTGACAGATGAAGCATGGTTATGTGGTTATGGTTTAGATGGAGAGAATGGTCTTTACAGAAATCGTTCTGTAATATTTGGAAAATCAGAAGAAATAGATTAAATTTAAAGTATGGCAGATACAAGAAAAACAGTTGTTGACATTGAAAAACTAGAAACAGCAGGCGCTGGTTTTGCTAATGGTATTTCAACGCAATTAGATGCTTTGATTAAAGCAGGAGAACATCGCTCTCTAAACAGTGATGAAAAAAGTATTATTATTGATCAAGCAACAGAAGCTTATGGTAAGTTTTTAGATGCATTAGGTGTTAATTGGAAAAATGATCCAAACAGTATGGATACTCCAAGACGTGTAGCTAAAGCATATGTTAATGATTTATGGAAAGGTAGATATGAATTACCATCTGAAATCACAGCATTCCCAAGTGATGGTTACAAAGGTATTATCTTAGAAAGAGATATTCCGATTGTTAGTATGTGTTCACATCATCATCAAGCAATTTTAGGTAAAGTACATATTGCGTATGTTTCAGGTGCTGAAGGTAAAGTAATTGGTTTATCTAAATTAAATCGTATTGCTGAACATTTTGCTCGTAGAGGTGCTATCCAAGAACAATTAACAGTAGCTATTCATAATGCAGTAGATTATATCTGTGAAGGTAATCAAGGTGTTATGGTTGTAGTACATTCATTCCACAACTGTGTAAGTTGTCGTGGAGTTAAACATTTTGGTGCTTCAATGGTAACAAGTGAAGTAAGTGGTGTATTTGCAGACCATACTAAAACGGCTAAAGAAGAAGTAATGGATATGATTAAATTAAATATGGAGGGTTATAGATAATATGTTAAATGCAGAACAAATAATAGAACAAAACTTACTAAAGCTACAGTATACTCATGGTAAACCAGCACAAGTAGGGTACGATTTATCAATTCAATCCGTACAAAAAGTAGTATCTGGTGTAAAAATGGGATATGTTTTAAAAGATAAAACTATATTAGCTCACTACGAACCTTTATATCCCACTAAAGTAGATGAATATACTGGTTGGATATTATATCCGGGTGTATATGATATTACTTTTCATGAAGGATGCAAAATTCCAGCAGATCGTACGGCTTTTATTAAACAGCGTTCATCCTTATATCGTAATGGTGCAATAATCAATAGCCCTGTATTTGATCCCGGTTTTGAAACAGAACATATGGGTACATTTATGTATGTATACGAAACCATATTTATTGAACAAGACGCTCGCGTAGCTCAGATATATTTCCATGAGTCTACATCAACTGACAATCTTTACAACGGTCAGTGGCAAAACGACAAACAGAGACAATAATAGCCTGTTAACCATTGATAGCCCCTCAATCGAGGGGCTTTCTTAGTTTACATATTTATATGTAAATAATCATAAATAATGACATACCCTATAACACGACAATTTGGCCCGAATGCAAAAGGCTCAGAGCTAACCTTTGCAGATATGGATAATAATTTATTATATCTAGATGCAAAAGTAACAGGATCTAACAATTATATTGCATTATTCAATGGATCTTCAGCTGTAACTTCAAGTATTATATATCAACTTAATAATAATATTGGTATAGGTACCACTAATCCATTATCTAAATTTGTGGTATCTAATAATAATTCTCAAAGTATAGAATTTGATTATTCTGTTGATTTAGGAGGTAATTATATAGAAAGTTTTAATAGAACAACTAATGTTCCTGTAGATTTGATATATTATTTAGGAACAGGTAATGCTAGTTACAAATGGTATACTAACGGTTCTCAAAAAATGTCATTAAATAATAATGGTTCTTTGAATATAACAGGTTCTATTACTTCAAGTAATGGTCTTTTAGTAAATAACGGAGGAATAACGGTAGGAGGTCAATCTAATTTTGATGGAGGAATAGATTTATTTGAAAGCGTACTTAATTTAAGCGGTGAGGGAGGTCTCATTAATATAAATAACGGAGAATTAAGAGTAACAGGTAGTACTAATATAACAGGTTCTTTAAACATTAATGGAAGTTCTATTATAACAGGTTCTTTAAATGTAAGTGGAAGTACTATAGTTGTAACGGGTTCATTAAGAATATTTTCACCTGTATCAACACATGAAATTAGAGGAAATAACAGTATTAATTTAATATCAACAGGTGGAGCTATAAATCTTACAGCAACTTCTGGAGTAAATATTAACGGAAATTTAAATGGAGGTATTATATATAGTAATGATAAAGTAAGAATTGGGAGCTCAGCAACTCCAAGTAGACAACTAGAAATAACAAATAGCGGATCATTAAGTCCTACTATTAGATTTAATAATATAATAACCGGAACTATATATGATATATCTAATACAGGTAATTTATTTATAAATAGAGGAGGTAGCAACAGTGGGTTAGTTATAGCATCCGGCTCGGGAGCAGGAGGAGTAGTATTTACAACATCGTCTATAACACTACAATCAGGAGGGGAAGAAACATACACTACAACTAATTTTGGAGCAGGGGTATATACTATAACATTAAATTGGAATGGAGGAGATGATATAACTATATATGATGGAAGTACTACAGGAAGTATAATATGGAATCAAGGATATGCCACCCCTCCAGTAACTTCTTCTACTGTTGTTACTATAAGTACAGGATTTCTTACTTTTAAAACAGATGGATTTACTCAAAGTGATGTAGATTTAAATCTAATAACAGTTAGTTCACTTGCATCTAATATTAGAGTAGGTATAAACAAAGCGTCAGGTAGTGCAATTAATGCTACTGGGTTAGATATAAGTGGTAGTTTATTGGTATCAGGAAGTACTACTATAACTGATGTTCTTACTTTACCTCCTGTAAATCCTTTACCATCAGGTAGACCTACTGGTTCATTAGCTGTATCAGGAAGTGGAGCAAATTGTAAAATTTATTTTTTTAATGGAAGTTGGAATGCATTATTTTAACAATTACTAAAATATTTTAGAGAGGTTTGGTTTTCCAAACCTCTTTTTTTATCTTTACAACATGTATCAAGCAGCATATTACGACAGAACATCATATACTTATCATTTAAGAGATGATGAAAGAGGATGGATTGATTTTAAATACACACCTGAATTATATAGAATAGATCCTACTGGGGAATTAGAAACACTAGATGGAAAACGAGCTATAGCAGTACAAAAATACGATTGGAAAGATAATTCACTCTACGAAAAGGATGTAGATAAATTAACTCGAGTGTTAATAGATCTATATAAAGATAGTGATGATTCTCCTAAATGGCATAATGTTGTATATTTTGATATAGAGTGCGAAATTGGAGGAGCACTAACCACAGAATATATAAAAACGGCCCCTATGAAAATGACGTCTGTATCGGTTTATGATCACACCACCAAACGTTATTACTGTTATATATTAGATGAAAAAAAACAACTAAAATTTACCGAAAACGAAAACAGAACCATAATACCATTCAATACAGAAGCAGAAATGCTTCGTAAATTTCTTGATTTATGGGAAGAATTAGCTCCCACTATCATTACAGGATGGAATAGTGGATTCTTTGACGTTCCTTACATGTACTACAGAATATTAAATGTATTGGGTTATGATGAGGCTCAACGTTTATCTCCATTACGTAAATTAAATTTCACTGAGTGGGATACAGCTCAACCTATAGAATTAGGTGGTATAAATCATTTAGATTATATGTTGTTGTTTAAGAAATATATTGTTAAACAAGAACCATCATATAAATTAGGTGATATAGGAGAAAAATACGTTAAGTTAGGTAAAGTTGAGTATGATGGCAATTTAGATAAATTATTTCAGGATGATATCAATAAATTTATTGAATATAACTTACGAGATGTTGAAATTATTATTGAATTAGAGAAAAAACTTAAATTCATTGATTTAACAATAGCTATCTGTCATTTATGCCATGTACCTTATGAACAAATTTATTTATCTACAGTATTAAATGATGGAGCTATATTAACATATCTAAAACGACAAGATATAGTTTCTCCAAACAAACCAACCACTATAAATCCCTTACTAAAAGAAAGTACTAGTGATGAGTATGCAGGTGGTTATTTGAAAGACCCAGTTCCTGGTTTATATGAATGGGTTATTGATCTTGATTTTACTTCGCTATATCCATCGATCATTCGTTCGCTCAATATAGGTATTGAAACGCTTATAGGTCGCATAGTAAACAACGATAAATACGATAATCAATGGACTTATGCTGAGTTAGTAGATATGGATCCTAATACTTTAGTTACCATTGAAAAACTTAGAGCTGATTTTACCTTAGCTCGTACGCAAGTACCTGTAGGTAAAATTGTTAAAATGATTGAAGATAATAAATGGGTAACAGCAGCCTCGGGAGCCATATTTAGAACAGATAAATCTTCAGTAGTATGTGAGGTATTAACAGATTGGTTTAATAAACGTAAACATTACAAGAAATTAATGTCTCAAGCATATAAATCAGGTGATTCTAATTTAGGAGATCATTACCATCGATTACAACATGCTTATAAAATTAAATTAAATGACGTTTACGGTTGTTATGCTATCAATGGTTGGCGCTATACAGATGGTCATAAAATAATTTCATCTGCTATTACATTAACAGGACAACGTGTAACGCAAGAATCTATTAAATTTGTTAATAGATGGATGAATAGTAAGTTAAATACTAAGAATAAAGATTATGTTGTAACATCAGATACAGACTCATTATTTATCCAAGTAAAAGACTTATTGGTAGATAAAGGTATTGATTTAACTAATAAAGAGGCATGTATTGCTGCTGTATTAGAAATAGCAACTGAAATACAAACAGCCGCTAATACTTTTATAGGTAATTTTGCTATGGAATCATTTAATATTCCTAAAGACAGAGAGCATTACTTTGAATTAAAACAAGAGGTAGTAATTGAAAGAAGTTATCATTCAGGTAAACGAAGATATGCTATGTTAATTGTTAATAAGGAAGGTGTACCTGTAGAGGAGTTAGTAATGATGGGTTTAGATTTGATGAAATCAAATATGCCTCCATTATATAAGAAATTTGGACAAAACCTACTATCAGAAATAATGTCAGGTAAACCTAAAAAAGAAATAGATGCTAGTATAATTAATTTTAAAACATCATTAAATAAATTACCTTGGTCTGATATAGCTAAACCTACAGGAGTAAAACAAATAGGGGCCTATATTGCTAAACGACCATCACCAGGAGAGATATTTAGTGAATTAAAATTAAAATGTCCTATTAATACTAAAGCTGCTATATATTATAATGATATATTACGATTTAAGCGTTTAGACAAGCAGTATCCTTGCTTTACTGAAGGTGATAAAATGAAATATGTAACTTTAAAACCTAATCCATTTGAGATAGATGTAATAGGATTTAATGGTAATGACCCTCAATTTATTACTGATTTTATTGACAAATATGTTGACAGAGAAGACGCATTTAACTCAGTACTGTTAAATAAACTACAAGGTGTGTACGATGATATAGGGTGGGGTGATGATTTTCCTGTATTAGATCCTAAAATATCTCGCTTTTTTAAATTTTAGTTGGATAGTCAAAATAAAAATTATATATTTAAGTTATGAAAAAATTATATCTTTTGGATGTTATTGAAAAATATCATTTAGGTGGATTAGTAGAACGTGTTAAAATCTCTGTAAATAATAAGACATTAACATCAAAATTCATTGCTACTAACAAAAATTTAATAGGAGAAATAACAGCCCCTAATATTGAATTAGAAGATTGTGAGTTTGGAGTTTATGATACTTCACAATTATTAAAATTATTAGGAATTACAGATAAATTACTTACCTTAAATATTGAAAAGAAAGGTAAAATAGCTAATAAATTATTAATAGCAGATGCTGATTATAACTTAGAATATACGTTAGCTGATACTATGCTTACTCCTAGTATTCCATCGTTTGATGAACCATCATATGATATGGAAGCTAATATCGATAAAGAATTTATTGATAAATTTGTTAAAGCTAAAAAAGCTCTAACAACAGACATATTTACTATATCTTCAGGAGCAGATTCATTAAATAATAATGTACTATTCTTTAATTTAGGTGGTTCTGAAGGATATACTAATAAAGTTAATTTTTATATACCTGCTATTAAAACAGTAGTATTAGGTGAGCCGGTAAAATTTCCTATAGAGGAATTTAATGAAATACTATTAGCTAATAAAGAATCAAAATCAAGTACATTATTTGTAAGTAATGAAGGTTTATTAAAAATAAACTTTGAAAACGAAGATGGAGTAAACGTGTCATACGTTTTGGTAGGAAAAGAATAAGTTATATATTTATATACAAACATAAAGTTATGAAAATAAAACCGTTACACAACCATGTTGTTATTAAACAACAAGATGAAACAGAAATGATGTATGGAAACATCATTATACCAGATGCTGGTAAAGAAAAACCACTAATGGGTGAAGTTATTGCTACTGGACCTGGATTAATTAATATCAATGGAACTTTAATTCCTAACACAATACCAGTAGGTGCTGTAGTAACATTCCCTGCCTTTGGGGGACAACGCATTACTATTAAAGGAGAAGATTTTATTGTAATGAAAGAACAAGATATATTAGCAATAATTGAAGAATAATATGAGTAAAATAATCAGTTTTGATCGAGAAGCAAAAGAAAAATTAAAAAACGGTATTGATAAAGTCAATAAAGCCGTTTCGGTTACAATGGGACCTTTTGGTCGTAACGTGTTAATTGAAAAAGAATATGGCCAAGTATCATCAACTAAAGATGGTGTGTCCGTTGCTAAAACAATCGTACTAGAAGATCCAATTGAAAACATGGCTGCGACCGTTATTAAACAAGCCGCCCAAAAAACAGTTGATGTTGCTGGTGATGGTACTACGACTTCTACCGTTTTAGCACATAGTATTGCGACTCAAGCCTTAGAAGCAACAGCCTATTCATCTACTAATGCTACGCAAGTTAAACGCGGAATAGAGCAAGCTGTAAAAGAAGTAACATTAAAACTAAAAGAAACATCAGTAGACATTACTGATGAAAATCAAATTAAACAAATTGCTACTTTATCAGCCAATGGTGATGAAGAAATAGGTAATTTAGTAGCTACAGCTTTAGAAAAAGTAGGTAGAGATGGTGTTGTAACAGTAGAAGAATCACGTTCAGGTGAAACATCACTTGAAGTAGTAGAAGGATTACAATTTGACCGTGGTTATAAATCACCATTCTTTGTTACTGATAATAATACAATGAATGCTGTTTTAACTGATGCTCTATTATTGATTGTAGACGGAAGATTAAATCAAGCAAAAGACATATTACCTATTTTAGAATCAGTATCACAACAACAAAAATCACTTTTAATCATTGCAGAAGATTTTGGAGATGAAGTATTATCAGTGTTAGTAGTAAATAAAATGAGAGGTATTCTAAAAACAGTAGCAGTTAAAGCACCTGATTTTGGAGAACGTAGAACATTAATTTTAGAAGATATAGCTACATTAACAGGAGGTACTGTTGTTTCTCACATTAAAGGTATGAGATTAGATAAATTCAACAAAGATTGGTTTGGTAATGCTCGTACGGTTACTGTAGGTAAAGATACAACTACTATCGTTGATGGTAAAGGTGATACAACAGAAATTGAAAATCGTATTTTAGAATTAAAAGCTCAAATTGATAAATCAAATTCACCATACGAAATTGAAAAACTACAAGAACGTTTATCTAAAATGGTAGGTGGAGTAGCTATTATTAATGTAGGTGGTGGAACTGAAATCGAAATGAAAGAAAAGAAGGATCGTTTAGATGATGCTTTACAAGCTACTAAAGCTGCTATTGAAGAAGGTATTTTACCTGGAGCAGGTGTAGCATTGTTACATGCTAGAAATGCTATTTCTGATAGAGGTAATACCGATTTTGGAAAAGGTGGCAAAATTGTATTTGATGCTTGTATAAAACCATTCGAACAAATCCTCAGCAACGCAGGAGAAAAAGCAAGTCATTGGGAAATGAGTTTATACTCAGACGATAATAAAAATGCTGTTCCTCATATTTCAGCAAATCAACTAGTAGATGCTTACGAATCAGGCATTATTGATCCAACTAAAGTAGTACGCTCAGCTATTCAAAATGCTGCAGCAGCCGCTATTACTTTACTAATGACTGAGTGTGTTATTCATGAAAAACCATCTGACAAGAAAAAAGACGATAATCCAATGATGGATTTCGGAATGTAATATGGAAGTACATTATATATGGATAGGGAATAGTGATATACCTAAAAAATATGTATTAAATTATCAAAAATGTGTTGGATTAAAAGGTATCTATACTGATTTTGACATAACATGGAAACAACCATTTGTCAAAATAATGAATGATTTTAATTTTTCTAAAGTTGATGTAGTATTAACAGCAACAAATGGAGGTACTTTAATAGATGATCCATTTATAATTAGTAAACCTAATATTTTTGGTGATTGTGTTTCATATTGCAAAAATAGAACTAATCTAAAGTATGATGGTGAGTTATATAAAAAAACAGGTGAATTAAAAACCCATCCATTAGAACCATTTGGTCCTTTTGGATTAACAGAGTGGTTAAATAATAAAAAAATTAATTATAGTTATTTTCCTCAAGATACACTGTTAGATAATAATGGTTTTTTAGGTATTCATGAGCAGAAAAGTATTTGGAAATTTTGAAAGTCAAAATAAAAATCGTATATTTAAAACATGAGAAAACAACATACTTTATGGATCGAACAATATAGATCAAAAACATTAGATCAATATATTGGAAATGAAGAGGTTAAAAACCGTATTTCTGATTGTATTACCAATAATGATATTCCCCATTTTATATTTGCTGGTACTGCTGGTACTGGTAAAACAACATTAGCTAAATTAATAGTTAATAATCTTAAATGTGATTATCTATACTTAAATGCTAGTGATGAAAATGGTATAGATATGATTCGTGAAAAAGTAAAAGGATTTGCATCATCAGCATCTTTTAACCCTATTAAAATAGTAATATTAGATGAAGCTGATTTTTTAACCCAACCAGCACAAGCTGCCTTACGTAATATAATTGAAGAATACGCTTTAAATACTCGTTTTGTATTAACATGTAATTATATTGAGCGTTTAATTGAACCTCTTCAATCACGTTGTGAAATACATAAATTAGTTCCTCCATCTAAAGGTGAGGTAGCAAAACATGTTTGTACTAATGTATTAGATAACGAAGGAGTTAGTTACGATATAAAAGATGTAGCTCAGGTAATTAAACAGCATTACCCAGATATTCGTTCTATCATTAAAAATCTACAAGCAGGTACTAAAGATAATAAATTTACCTTCACTGAAGCTAATATTAATTGGTGTAATCACATTATTACTATATTACAAAAGCCAGATAAAAATAGCTGGGTAAATATGAGACAAGTAGTATTAGATGCTCAGGTAGATGATTATCAACCATTAATTGAGCATTTATTTGAAAATATAAGTGTATATGGTAAAGGATATGAAGCTGAAATCACAGTAGAGTTAGATGAAGCACAATGGAGATCAAGAGCAGTACCTGATAAAGAAATTAATATAGCTGCTCTATTAAGTAAAATACTAACAATATTAAAAAAATAAAACATGGAACAAAATATTAACATTAGTTTAGATAAGACAACAGCTGTTGTTTGCGAAAAATGCGAAAACGAAACATTTGCTGAAGGTACATTATTAAGAAAAGCATCTCGATTTTTAACAGGAACATCAACAGATGCCTTAATTCCTATCCCATTATTTTACTGTACTAAATGTGGACACACAAATGAAGAGTTCTTACCTATCCAACTTAAAACAAAAACTGAGTAATTGGTTTGATCCGTTAGGAATAAAAAGATTAAAAATGACAAAAGCTGAATTAGAACAAGAAATAAAGACTTTAAGACAATACGTAGTTAATCTTAAAGCAGATAAAGATAATCTTTTCAATCAACTTCAACAGGCAGAGGGCCAACTTAAAATGATGTCATTATCTTTAGAATCGCTTAATGAGGAATTACGAATACGTAGATCTCAGGATGAAGCAACTAAAAAATTTAATGACGATTCAAAATACTACTAATGGAAGATAAAAAACAAACTATTTGGGACCATTTAAAAAACATTACAACTACTAAGGGTGAATACTTAGGAGATGAAGGATGGAATAATTGGATGGTTAATAGATTTATTAGCATGAATAGAGATTATTGTGAATTAGTAAACTATATTCAAAAGAATACATGGCAAATAAAAGGAGAGTATCTGTATAATCTATACAGAGATGTCATCCCTAAACAATATGTGTACTTAAACTATATTAAATCTAAAAACAAAAAGGAATACAAAGAAGATGTATTAGAAGCAGTACAGTCGTATTTTGAAATTAGTAAAAAAGAAGCTAAGGAGTATATTGATATGCTTCCTAAAGATGAATTAAATAGTATTGTATCACAAGTAAAAGGAAAATAAATGGAAGGATATATTGAAAAACCAAAAGATGCTATTACTACGCAAGTAATGGAAGATTTAAAACTACGAGCAGATCGTGGTTTAAAAAAATATAATACTACACTACAAGGCAACAATAAAGATGATTTTATGAATCATCTATATGAAGAATTACTTGACGCTGCTCAGTATTGTAAAAAAGAAATGTCAATCATACCTTCAATCCAGGATTTGATTAAAAGATATCCAAATGATCAAGAATTAGGAGCCATTGTAAGAGAATTCTTTAGTGAAAAATAAAACACCAGTATTTAAAATATTTAGACAGAAGGAAATAGATTATTCATATCAGAAAAATATTTCCTTCTCTCAATTTCAGTTATATAGCCAATGTCCTCATAGGTGGTATACACAATATGTTGAGAAAGCAGTCTCTACTCCACCCAATATCAATATGGTGTTTGGCACTGCTATACATCATGTGTTCCAACATTATTTAACAGTAGGTTATAATACATCATTCGCAGCTGCTGATAGAGAAGATATAGCTGGTATGTTTCAAAATAAAATGATAGAAGAATATCAAGAACAATATAAAAAACATGGTTCACATTTTTCAGATGCGGCTGAAATGAGAGAATTTTATGAAGATGGGGTTGCTATTCTGAATTGGTTTAAGAAAAAACGAAAACTATATTTTGCCGGTAGAGGAATGAAACTAATTGGAGTTGAAATGCCATTACAAAAAGAAATAAGTAAAAACGTTATATACCAGGGTTTTATTGATTTGGTAATGTATGATGAATATGATGAAACTGTTACAATATACGATTTAAAAACATCAACTAAAGGATGGAATGATTATAATAAGAAAGATGAAACCAAAATATCACAAGTATTATTATATAAACAATTCTTTTCAGAATTATACGATTATCCTATAGATAAAATAAATGTTGAGTTCATGATACTAAAACGTAAAGCAGAACCAACAGAATATCAAGAATTCCCTAAACGTATACAGGAATTTAAACCAGCTAGCGGTAAAATTAAACTTAAACAAAGTCAAGAAAAATTAAATGAGTTTGTTAAAGCATGTTTTGATGAAAATGGTAAGTATCTAATTAAAGAACATCCTAAAAACGTGACGAAATTATGTGATTGGTGTCCTCTTAATAATACTTCTCTTTGTGTAAAATAACGTTTTCTGTTTTTTATATATATTTATATCCAAATATATTATTATGAGTAAAAATAAAGACATGGTATTAACTTCAGTAAAACTTCCAGAGAAGTTATTTGAAGATTTTAAAGTAGACTGCATTAAAAGTAAATTCAGTATCCAAAAACTAACAGAAAGATCAATGTATCTATACATGACTAATCCCGAATTTAAAAAAGAAATACATAATGTTTTAGATACATTTTTCACAGGCAGTTCAGAAAATTAATTAAAAATAAGTTATGATAAAAGAAGGTTACATTCCTAAGGATCAACGTAAAAAAATCCTTTTATTATGCGACGATATTAGAATGCATTCAGGCATTTCTACTATGGCTCGCGAATTGGTAGTAGGTACCGCTCATGTATTTAATTGGGTTAATATCGGAGGAGCAATTCAACATCCTGAGGCAGGTAAACGATTAGATTTAAGTGCTGACAGCAGTAAAGTAGCAGGAATTGAAGATGCTAGTGTTTTCTTATACCCAACAAACGGGTATGGAGATCAAACATTAGTAACACAAATAATGAATATTGAAAAACCTGATGTTTTGATGATATTTACTGATCCTAGATATTGGGTTTGGTTATTTCAAATGGAACATGAGATTCGTGTTAAAACTCCTATAGTTTATTTAAATATATGGGATGATCTACCTTACCCAATGTACAATAAGTCATTCTATGAATCTTGTGATGCTTTATTGGCCATCAGTAAACAAACTGAAAATATTAATAAAGTAGTACTAGGTGAATTAAGTAAGGATAAAGTAATTAAATATGTTCCTCATGGTATAAATGAGAACCATTTCTTCCCTATTACCTCAGATAAGCCAGAATACCTAGCATTACAAGAATTTAAAAAGCATTTATTTAAAAACAAAGAGTATGATTTTACCTTGTTATACAATGCTAGAAATATTAGACGCAAATCAGTTCCTGATTTAATGTTAGCTTGGAAAATGTTTATTGATGAATTACCTGAGGAAAAAGCTAAAAAAACAGCATTTGTACTACATACTCAACCAATAGATGAAAATGGTACTGATTTATATGCTGTTAAAGAAATGCTATTTGGAAATCATGACAAATATAACATTATATTCTCAGAACAAAAGTTAGATGTTAATGGTATGAATTTACTATATAATTCAGCAGATGCTGTGGCATTAATAAGTTCAAATGAAGGTTGGGGATTATCATTAACAGAAGCTATGATGTGTGGTAAACCAATTATAGCAACTGTTACGGGTGGTATGCAAGACCAAATGCGTTTTGAGGATGAAAAAGGAAAATGGATTAAATTCACTGAAGAATTTGGCTCTAACCATAAAGGTAAATACAAAAAGCATGGTAAATGGGCGTTCCCTGTATTTCCTAGTAATGTAAGTTTAATTGGCTCAGTACCAACACCTTACATATATGATGATAGAGCACAGCCAGAAGATATAGCTACACAAATACAAAAAGTATATGCTACTAAAACCGATTCTCCTGCGATATACAACGAGATATCTCAAGAAGCGCGTAAGTGGGTGACTTCAGATGAATCGATGATGTCTTCGCGCTTAATGTGCAAAAATTTCATTGAAGGAATTGAAGATACATTTAAAAAATGGAAACCAAGAGAATTATTTTCATTCACTAAAGTAGAACAATTAGACCAACCGAAACATTACGTTAAACATCCAATCGCAAAATAAGTTATGAAACCACTATTCATTATAAGTTGCCCAATAGACACCTTTTCAGGTTATGGAGCACGTAGTAGAGATATTGTTAAGGCTCTACTAAAAACAAATAAATACAACGTTAAAATATTACCTCAAAGATGGGGTTCGACATCATTTGGATTCTTAAAAGCAGATAATCCTGAACATAAAGAAATACTTGATTGTATTTTACCTCAACCCCAGTTACCTAGACAACCTGATGTTTGGATGCAAATTACTGTACCTAATGAATTTCAACCTGTAGGAAAATTTAATATAGGTGTAACAGCGGGTATTGAAACTACTATTTGTGATCCTAGCTGGATTGAAGGACTAAACAGAATGAATCTTAATTTAGTATCATCAGAACATGCTAAACAAGTATTTGAAAATTCTAAATTCGAGGCTCGTAACCAACAAACAGGTCAAGTTGAAAAAGTAATTGAGTTAACTTCACCTATAGAAGTATTATTTGAAGGAGCAGATGTAAATGTTTACAAGAAATTAGATATTTTATCCGAGAATGATTTAACAAAAACATTAGATGCTATTCCTGAAAAATTTGCTTTTTTGTTCGTAGGTCATTGGTTGCAAGGTGCGTTAGGTGAAGATAGAAAGAATGTAGGGATGATGATTAAAACATTTTTAGAAACATTTAAGAATACTAAAGACAAACCAGCATTAATCTTAAAAACACAAGGTGCTACTGCCTCTATTATTGATAAAAATGATATATTAGATAAAATCAGACAAATACAAGCATTAGTAGATAGTAAAGATTTACCTAATATCTACTTATTACATGGTATGTTTGATGATGAGGAAATAAATATGTTATATAATCATCCTAAAGTAAAAGCACACGTTACATTTACCAAAGGTGAAGGATTTGGTCGCCCATTATTAGAAGCATCTATCTCAGCTAAACCTGTTATAGCACCTAATTGGAGTGGTCATATAGATTTTCTACATAAGGATTTTTCTATATTGTTACCAGGTAAAATTACTCAATTACATCCTTCAGCCGTTGTTCAAAATATGTTATTAGCAGAATCAGGATGGTTTACAGTAGATTATAAAGCAGCTTCTGATAAAATGAGAGATGTCTATAAAAACTATAAAAATTATGTTGAAGGAGCTAAAAGACAAGCGTATCATTCAAGAACATATTTTACATTAGAAAGAATGGGAAATAAATTAGATTCAATTATAGATTCTAAAATACCTAAGATCGTTGAATTAAAACTACCTCAACTTAAAAAAATAGAATTACCTAAACTAAATAAAACAAATGAAGGAACAACTAATTAATTGCCCTCGTTGTAATTCAAACGCATGTTCTGAAATGTCAGATGGTACTATAACCATCTGGCAGTGCATGGGTTGTGGATTTACATCTAACACATTTCTAACAGAAGAAAATTCAGCTAAATATAAAGAAGTATTACCTGAACTATACAAAGATCTTGAATTTATAGATGAAAAAGGATTACGTTGGTATCCAACGTCAGTAGTTATGGAAGATAAATCTATGATATTTGCTGAAGGTATATCAACTGAAAATTGGAAATGGTCAGCTGTGCAAGCTAAAGACGGTAAGCCAGATATGACTACTAAAAAAGAGTTTAATGATAACGACTTTATAGAAGCTTTAGATTATGTAGGATATTTTAATAAAAAATAATATGAAAATAACATATGGTATTACAGTCTGCGATGAAGTAGAAGAAATCTATGATTTGTTAGATTATCTCTACTCAAATATAGATGATAATGATGAAGTTATCATTTTACGTGATATGGATAAAACAACAGATGCTGTAACTAAAGTTATAAATCAACAAATTAGCCTGTATAAACCCAATCAAGTTAAAGTAGTAGAGTCATCACTAAATGGTGACTTTGCTACATTTAAAAATAATTTAATTGAGCATGCTACCGGCGATTATTTATTTCAAATTGACGCAGATGAAATACCAAATCAGTTTTTGATTGATAATATTAAACCAATACTTAAAATTAATCCTGGTATAGATTGTCTATATGTGCCTCGAGTTAATAAAGTAAATGGTTTAACCCCACAGCATATTCTGAAATGGAAATGGAGAGTTGATTCCGAAAAACGTGTCAACTTTCCTGATCCTCAGATGAGAATATTTAAATTAAACCAAGGTATAAAATGGAAAAATAAAGTACATGAGGTGTTAGATGGATATAAATCTATCACCACATTACCTTATGATGACGAGAGTTTTTGTTTAATACATATTAAATCAATCGAGAAACAAGAAAAACAAAATAATTTTTACGAAACAATATGACCAATAGAAAATATTTACCTACATTAAGTGAACTAATAGATAGATTAAGTATCACACAATTAAAAGAAGTATTTATTACTGAACACAAATCAGAATATGCTGCAGAAATAGCAGATATAGTTCATGATATTCAATTACATTTAAACGAAAGTAAAGAACCAATTACTGCTGAAACAATTAGAGCTATTGTTGTATTATCACAAATGAATTTGCATATATGGCACAATGAATCAAATGTTAGAAGTGGTAAATCAGGCCCAAATGCTCTAGCATTAACTCATGGATTAAACGGTATTCGTAATACTGCTAAAAACCAAATTCAAGAGGTAATGGGCGGTCGTAAAGATTATAAAATTGATTGTTTAGCAGCAGATTTTAAAGACTGGGAAATTAGTTGGTAACACAAAATAAAATTACAACACAGATGAATAAACCTATATTTTCATTAGCAGAAAATCAACTTACAACAGACTATGAATTGATATTGGATTTAGGGAATCAACCTTGGGGAAATAACTTCATAACTGAAGACCAAGTAGGTAAAGAACCCTTCTATCCATTACAGTTAGTATATTGTAACCAATCAGAATTATTACAATTAAGTTATTTCGTTCCTAAAGAAGTTATGTTTAAAAAACACTCTTACTTATCAGGAACTACTCGAACATTATTAGACCACTTCTATAACTTAGCCAAGGAAAATATAGAACAGTACCAATTAACTCCAGAAGATATTATTTTAGATATAGGAGGAAATGATGGTTCACAACTACAACAATATAAGAAATTAGGAATAACAAATACTATTAACTTTGAATCAGCTGATAATATTGTCGATATATCTAGAGAAGGTGGGATTTCTACAATAAATGACTTCTTTAATGAGGAAAATGTTAAAAAACATTTAGAACCTAATAGCATCAAACTAATAAACGCATCTGGTGTATTCTTTCATTTAGAGGAACTAGATAGTGTTATAAAAGGAATTAATTATTCTTTAAAAGAAGATGGTGTGTTCGTTGTACAATGCATGTACGTTGGAGCTATGGTTGATAATTTAAACTTCGACACTATATACCATGAGCATCTATGTTATTATACTTTAAATAGTCTAACAAAACTATTGTTAAAATACAATCTACATTTAGAAGATGCATACTTTAGTGAAATACATAGTGGAAGTATAATATGTAAGTTTAGAAAATACGAAACAACGCATACAGAAAGAACAAAGGTATTAGTAGAAAGAGATAGTAAATATACATTAGAATCATTTAGAGAATTTAGTAGTAAAGTTCAAGATAAAAGGTGGAAATTAAGAGAACTATTATTATCTTTAAAAGAAAAAGGAAATAAAATATATGCTTACGGAGCTCCTGTTAAAGGAAATACTTTATTGAATTATATGAATATCGATAATACATTAATAGATAAAGTAGTAGAAATAAACCCATATAAAATAGGAACATATACTCCCGGATCACATATTTTAGTTGAAAGTGAGAATGAGAATGATTTTCCTGATTATTATTTAATGTTATCTCATAATTTTGAAAAGGAATTAATTGAGAAAAATAAAAACTTAATAAAAAAAGGAGTAAAATTCATCATCCCATTCCCAGAAATAAAAATTATTTAATATTATGAAGATATTTTCTAAAAATTCAATAGCTCAAGAACGATTTGATTTTCATATAGATGTCAATTGTGAAAAATATAAGAATAAACCTATCTCTATCTTCTGTGATTGGCCAGCTTCATTAGCAGAATTAAGTGAAAATCCAATTAATATTATTATACTAAACGAACCCAATGAACTCTTTGGATTAGTTGATTGGACTATATTTAATCAAAATCATTTTGCTGTTATATTGTCTCAATGGGATAAAATTCATCAAAATTGTCCAAATTCATTAGTATTTGTTCATGGTGAAACTAATCTAGATAGAGAATATATCGAGAGTTATAAGATTAATCCTGAACGAAAATATGAGGTAACTTTTTTAAGTGGGGTGTTAGAGATACTTCCTGGTCATAAATTAAGGCAAAGAGTATTATATAATGAACCTAACATTAAAATTCCTCATAAATTTTGGAAAGTTCTAGATGATTTTGATCCTAGAGGACAACGCCCTGGATATTTTGAAGTAAAAATGACTAAATGGGGTAATCCTATTGAAGGTGAAGGAAAGAAACAAGTTTGGGATAGACATGCTATGTTTCATGTAGCTATAGAAAGTAAAAAAGAAATTAATTATTTCGCTGATAAAATACTAGATTGTTTTGCAACTAAAACATTACCTATATATTTTGGAGCACCTAATATTTCTGATTTTGGGTATGATGAAAACGGGATTATTAGGTTTAGTGATGAAAATGAATTAGTAAATATACTAAATAACTTAACTCCGGATGATTATTATAGTCGATTAGAAGCAATAAATAATAACTATGAAGCTGTCCAAAAATATGGTTTCTTTTTTTCTAGAGTAGAAGCATTTTTAGATGAACTAATTAAAATAAATAATCTATGAAAATATTAGTTATAGGCGATAGTTGTGAAGACCACTATATCTACTGTTCATCAGATAGATTTTGCCCAGATGCTCCAGTTCCTGTTTTAAACCCGATTAAAACTATTAAATCATTAGGAATGGCAGGAAATGTATCGGATAATCTTAGATCATTAGGTGCTGAAGTAGATATATTATCTAACACAGAAAAAATTAAAAAGATAAGATATGTTCATGAAAGAACAAATCATATGTTTATCAGAATAGATGAGGGTGAAAATAATATAAAACGAGTTAAACCTAATCTTTTAGAGATTATAGACTGGGGCTCATATGATGCTGTTGTGATTAGTGATTATTGTAAAGGATTCTTAACAGAAGAAGATATAGAATATATTACTAAACAGCATCCTCTAACGTTTTTAGATACTAAAAAAACATTAGGTAAATTCGCTGATAATACTGCGTTTATAAAAATAAATGATGTTGAATATAATAAAACTAAGTCAACAATAACACCTGTATTAAAAGAGAAACTTATAATAACTTTAGGTTCTAAAGGGGCCATTTACAAAGAAAATTCGTATCATGTAGACGAAGTAGATGTAAGAGATACTAGTGGTGCAGGGGACACATTCTTAGCTGGGTTAGTATATTATTATCTCACTTATAACACCATAAATCAAGCCATCAATATGGCAAATAACTGTGCTAGTCAAGTAGTACAGAAAAAAGGAACAGCAAAAGTAAATAAAAACGAATTAAAATATGAAATATAAATTTAGTGAAAAATTACCTGACGTAGCTATTATCCAACCTAGTATATTTTATGACTTTAGAGGAGAATACGTTGAAACCTGGAATTCTGAATATTATAAAGTATTTGGTAATGGTGGAATTGAGTTTAAACAAGATGACGTTAGTGTATCATGTAAACATACTTTAAGAGGACTACATGGTGATTTTGAAACGTGGAAATTAGTACAATGTATCTATGGTTCATTACTACAAGTAGTAGTGGATATGAGAACTGATAGTAAAACCTACCTTCAATACGATATGTTTTCTATAACTGACAAAAACAGAACACAAATTCTTGTACCTCCTGGATTTGCTAATGGGCATTTAGTAATGAGTGAAATGGGAATTTTCTCTTATAAACAATCTACATTATATAAAGGAGTAGGAGCTCAATTTACAGTAAGATGGGATGATCCTAAAATCAATATTTTTTGGCCAGTCAAAGAACCTTTATTATCTTCAAGGGATAAAAATGCAAAATATATAAATTAACATGAAAATACTAATTACAGGAGCAGCAGGATATATAGGCTCAGTTTTAATTGAACACCTATATCAAAGATCAGATGTTGAAAAAATAATAGCTGTAGATAGCTTACTTTATAATCAGACATCACTCATGCAATATTGCCATAAATCTAATTTTGATTTTCATAAATTAGATGTTCGTAACTTTGATAAAATGCTTCCTTTAGTTCAAGAAGCAGATGTGATTATACCGTTGGCTTGTATAGTAGGAATGCCAGCTTGCAAAAAATACCCTGAGCTAACAATTGCCACCAACCAAGAAGCTATTCAGTGGTTAACTAAAGTAACAAGACCTGATCAAAAAATTATTTTTCCTACTACAAATAGCGGTTACGGAATTGGACAAGAAGGTATATATTGTACTGAGGAAACCCCGTTAACACCAATTTCTCTTTATGGTGTAACTAAAGTTGAAGCAGAAAAAGCATTATTAGAAAGTGGGAATGCCGTTACATTAAGATTAGCCACAGTATTTGGTTTATCTCCTCGTATGCGATTAGATCTACTAGTAAATGATTTTACTTACAAAGCATATAAAGACAAATACATTGTTTTGTTTGAATCTTATTTTAAACGTAATTACATTCACATAAGAGACGTTGTAAGAACATTTATGTTTGCTATTGATAATTTCGATAAAATGAAAGGACAGGCATATAATGTTGGACTAAGCTCAGCTAATTTAAGCAAAATGGAATTATGCCAAATAATAAAACAATTTATCCCTGATTTTTATATAGCAGAAAGCGAAATAAACAAAGACCCAGATCAACGTAACTACATTGTATCTAATAATAAATTAGAATCATTAGGATGGTCTCCTAATTATAACTTAGAATTTGGAATAGCAGAATTACTTAAAGCATATCCAATTATTGATAATATAAATAATAAAAATTTTACAAACTTATAATGGAAAACATAAAATTACAAACCGATTTCCCAATAGCGTATGAATCACCAGATCATTTAATGCCTTGGGGTACTATGAGAGACAATTCAACTAATCCTTATTTTATTGAAGAAGTCCAAGAATTTTTTAAATTAAACTATAACCTAGATAAAATTAAATTTATGGATTTAGGTTGCTCTGGAGGACAATTAGCCGTAGATTTCTATAAAAAAGGAAATATTGCTGTTGGATTAGAAGGAAGTGACTATAGTGTTAAACACCAAAGAGCCAATTGGCCAGAATATCATAACAAAATGCTATTTACTTGCGATGTATCTAAACCATATACAGTATCCGTAAATGATGAACAGTATAAATGCAATGTGGTAACAGCATGGGAAGTTATTGAGCATATCCATCCTGATAGTTTAAATATGTTTTTTACTAATATTTCAAATCATTTAGAAAACAACGGTATTTTTGTAGGTTCTATTTCAACTAATGTAGAAATTATAGAAGGACACGTATTACACCAGTCAGTATTTTCTAAAGAAGAATGGTATGAAAAGTTTTCTGAATTTTTAGCAGGAACTAATCTTGTTTTATACCATTATCCTTTCCAAAATGTTGTAAGAGGTGATTGGGGATCCTTTCATGTGTTGCTTAAAAAAGAAGTAGATGAGTAATATATTAGTAACAGGCGCAACTGGTTTTGTAGGAAGACATTTAGTACCAACTTTAAAAGAATTAGGTCATTGTGTTACTACTACTAATAGCAATAATTATCTATATATTCTAAATATCCACCAAAACACAAAATTTGATTATATTATCCACCTAGCAGTTAAAACAGCTGCTGGTGGGTATTGTCAAACACATCCTGGTGAGCAATTTTTAGAAAATCAAAATATAAATACCATAATGTTTAATTATTGGAATTCATATCAACGACAGGCTAAAATGATCACATTTGGATCATCTTGTGGATATGATAAAAACAGTATTAAAACTGAAGATAATTATTTAAAAGGTGAAACAGAGCCAGGCTATGAAGCGTACGGAGCAATAAAGCGTAATTTGTTAATAGGATTACAATCATTAAAAAAAGAATATAATATGGAATATTCTTATTTGATTCCGTCTGTATTTTATGGTCCTGAATATGATCTAAACGATAAACACTTTATATTTGACTTAATTAGAAAGATACATACTGCTAAGCATACTGGAAGTGAAGTAGTGTTATGGGGAACTGGGGAACAAAAACGTGAATTGATATATATTAAAGATGCTGTTGATATAATTATTAAAGCTATGACTTGGAATAAAGAAATAGTTAATTTATCATCTGGTAAAGAATATTCAATTAAAGAATATGCTCAAACAATATGTGATATAATTGGATATAATTTTAATTTAATAACATGGGATCTAAATGCTTTCGTAGGAGCTCCAAATAAAAAACTAATTAATACTCATTTACAAGATTATCAATTTACTTCATTAAAAGAAGGATTAACCGAAACAATTAAATATTATGAAAATAGGAGCAGTATGTGTTGGTAGGAATGACGGATATAAAGACTTTGAGCGTGGTATAATTCATTTTAAATCAATGTTAGATACATTTGATGAAGTAACTTACATTGATTGGAATTCACCTAGTGGCTCATTTTTATGGGAAATACAAGATAAATTGCCTAAAACAGGCAAATTAAAACATTTTGTTATCCCACCAGAAGTAGTATCTCAAATAGTACAAGATCCTAAAGCACAACAATGTAATGAGGGATTAAGTAGAAACATAGGTATAAAAAGAAGTAATTGTGATTGGGTTGTATCAACTAATCTTGATATAATTCCACCCAAACGTGAAGATTTAGTAAAACTAATTGAAACATTAGATCCTAATGCTTTTTATACTATTTCTCGTCGTGAAGCACCTAAAGATATTATATACACAAATGGGCATGAAAATTGGGAAAAGACAAGAGATATTTTATATCAATCAATTCCTGAGCGTCATTTTCCTGCTATGGTAACACCAAATGACCACTACAGTTTAATCAATTGTTGTGGTGACTTTCAGATGGCTCCTAAAAAAGTTTGGGATAAAATTAAAGGATTTGAAGAACAGATGATATATGCTTGTTTTATTGACACAAACATTCAAAAGAAAGCAACATTAAATGGGTTTAAATTAAAAGATTTATATTATCCTCCTTTATTTCATATGGAACATGGAGCATATTACACTAAAGAAGACGGGACACGTGTCTTAGATGCTGAAAATAAAGGAGCATTTAAAGGTGATAACAAGGCATATAACGACGCGTGGTATTGGGTAGAATATTTTAAAGAATCAGAAAACACAGATGATTGGGGATTAGGAAATATAGAAATAGAATATGAAATAATCTAATATTTATTAAAAAATGTAGATTATGAACACCGAGCAATTTATTAAACATGTTAAATCAGAATGCAAAAAATATAACATTAAGTGTGTTTTAAAAAATACTAAAACAGTTAAATTAGCAAAAGATGATGATAAATGCTCAGGTTATTTCGATGAAGAACATTTAGTTGTAGCTATGAAACACCCCGACGCACTTCAAATATTAGTCCATGAATATGGTCATTTAACCCAATGGGCAGACCAATGTGATATATGGGTAACCAGCTCTAAAAGTAAAAGCCATGATAAACTATATAGATGGCTGGCCGGTGAAGATGTTAAGGGTATTGAAGAAGCCATTAATATATGTCGTGATTTAGAATTAGATAATGAAAAACGAAGTGTTAAATTAATTAAAAAATTTAATTTACCTATTGATGTTGACATGTATATTAAAAAAGCTAACGCTTATGTTCAATTTTACAATTATCTTTTAATTTCTCGTAAATGGTGTACTCCTAAAAATTCACCATATAAAAATGATCGTTTATTAGAAGCTATGCCTACTAAATTTAACATGAATTATAATAAATTAACTAAAAAATTATTAAAAATATTCATAGAAGAAAAAATTTAATATTTATACATAAACATATAACAATGGCAAACCCAAAATTATCAGTATCAGTAAATAAAAATCCAACTAAACAGGGGATAAAGATTCAATTTTCATTTCCTAATCAAGTACAAGGGGATCAAAAAGCAGAATTAACTCAAAAATTACAACAAAAATTAACGCAAGGTTTATCACAATATAAACTAACAGTAAGTCAAGATACTGATGTGCCATATAGTAATGTTATAGGGTTTTTAATTCCTATCTCTGATATTAAATTATTGATTAAAAATGCTATAACTAGTAATAACGAATTACCTAATAATATGTAATTATGAAGAAACGAAAAATACCGACTCTTAAATTATCTGTATCTCCAGATGTAGACTACTCTGAAATAATAGATATACCAGGTGTAAAAGACACTGTGATGGAAGAATTGGTATTAGCTATAAAGGAAGGAGTTTCAAATAAAAAAAAGAGTATATCTCTATTTGCTTTGGCAGATACAGATTATTATATTAACGTAGAAAAAGAACAATGGAATGCTTCTCTACATAAGGCATTAGATTATTATATTGGGATAGAAGACTATAATATGTGTGTTGAGTGTAGAGATATTTTAAATAAACTAAGTTATGAGCAACCACTCGGAGAACCACGCAAAGAAAATTAAAAGTACTATAGAAAACATTATAGGGGCGAATGCTACTCTTAAACGTAGAAGAAAAACAGAAGAAGATTTCAATAGAGAACAATTTGAAAAACTAATAAGAACTTTAGAAGAAATAGAAGTACGTTCTACTTTATTGGAAGAAGAGTTTGAATTAGGATTTTTTAAATATGAAGAAAAATTCTACTCAGCTATAGATAGTTTATTATTTTTATATCTAGGAAAAGACGCACTAGAAGTAGTAGATTTTTATCTGTTTGGTAGATTCAACCCGGATGGTTCTGAAAATCATATCACAGATGAATCAGGAAATATAATTCCTTTACGAAATCCAACAGATTTATGGAATGTAATTCAGTATATGAAATCAAATTTACCTAAAAATGAGTAAACCCAAAGGATCTAAAGGAGCACCATCTAAAACTTATTCTAAAGCAGACTTATTAAGGGCAATGCGTTTTACCAAATCAGTAAAAGCAGCAGCTCGCTATTTAGGTTGTAGTTATCAGCATATTAAACCTTACTTTAAAATGTATAGGTTAGATGACAATGATATAAATTCCCCTACTTTATTTGAGGTACATAAGAATCAACAAGGTAAAGGTATTCCTAAATATCTTCCTAATAGACGTAAAGAACCAAATGTTAAAAATATCGTAGAGACAGGTACTGGTTGGGAATCATTTACTGTTAATAAAATAAAAGCTAGATTAATTGCTGAAGGTTATATTAAAGATGAGTGTTACAAATGTGGATTTTGTGAAAAACGAATAACCGATTATAAAACACCGTTGTTATTAAACTTCAAAGATGGTAATAAAATAAATTATTTATTACATAATTTAGAGTTAGTTTGTTATAATTGTTATTTTTTATATGTAGCAGACCCTATGAGTTCAGAACAAGTTCGCGAAATAGAAAGTAATCAACAAGTAAAAACTGTATCTTTTGATTGGGAAACAGAAGAACATATCTCATCAGCTATAACAGATGATGAACATTTAGAAAACATGCGTGCTTTAGGACTTATCGAATAAGAGTTGGAAAGGCAAAAAGAGAATCTTACATTTATATAAATAAAAAAAATATGAGTTACGAATTATCAGAAAAATTTAACGATTTTAAAATACCTGAAGAGGTACTTGAGCAAGTTAAAATGGGCTTAATTACAATGCCTAAAAATATGCTTAAAATGGTATTATTTGCCGGTGAAAACAAATTAACTAATCAAGACATTGATTATTGGATGGCAATTAAACCTGAGCGTCAACCAGATGAAAGTATGTCAGTTTACAAAGCAAGACAGAAATTTCAGAGTGCTTTGGCAAAATATAGACCTTATCTTTATGATTATTCAGAAAACGTAGAAATATTATAGTTATGAAATATTATCAAGTACAAGTACAATTTACCTTAGATGAAGGTAAGAAACAAAAATTAGCGTATTTAGTAGACGCTGAAAGTTGCATCGAAGCAGAAACAAATACTGTAAAACACTTAATGGATGCTGGTGAGCATAATTTTGAGGTTAAATCAGTAGTAGAATCAAAGATCGTAGATGTAATATATGTATCAACTGTAACAGAAACAAATAAAGAAGAAGAATAAAAATGAAAAAAGTAGCATTATTAATGGCTGTAGCAGCCTTATTCGCGTCATGCGCATCAGACAACAACACAAATTCAGGTTTATTAGGTGGTGATTCAACTACTATCTCAGCTGATACAACAGCTATTGACTCAGTAGTATACGAATCAATGGTATTAGATACTACTGTTACAGATTCAGTAAACTAGTAAAGTACCACGAGGCTTACCATCAGAACAGCCCAAACGCTGTGGTCATTTAGTGACATAAACGAATAACCCAAGGTATAAGTTACAGTCACACCCCTCAGAAAGACTAATAGACGTATTAGACACTGCTGAGGGTTTTATTTTTTTATAATATGCAAGTAGGAAGTTTAGTTGAATGTATTAATGATTCATTTATACCAAAACAAATTGAATTAATACCTAATAGACCAAAACGAGGTAAAATATACACTATTAGACAAATAAAACAATATCCAAATAAATCAGTTGGTTTGTTATTAGAAGAAATAATAAATGAGCCTTTAATGTTACCTAATTTAGACGGATTATTTGAACCTACATTTAATATTGAGAGATTCAGTAGAATAGTTTTCATAAGCGATACACATAACCACCATAATGAAATTAAATTACCCGAAGGTGATATATTAGTTCATGCAGGGGACTTCAGTGGTAGAGGACTACCTGAAGAAGTGGGTCCATTTTTTGATTGGTTAGAAGAACAAGCTCAGGTATTCAAACATGTTATCTTTATAGCAGGTAATCATGATATGTCGTTTGAGTACAAACATCCATGGATTGTAAATTGGTTAAGTAAATTACCAACTAATATTCATTACTTGGAAGATAGTGAGGCAATTATTGATAGTATAAAATTTTATGGTTCACCATGGCAACCTGAATTTCATAATTGGGGATTTAACTTACCTAGAGGTAAAGCATTGGCTAAAAAATGGGAAATGATACCTATAGATACTGATGTATTAATTACTCATACTCCTCCTCAAAACATATTAGACTATACAATTAGGGATATGATTAATGTGGGATGTGCTGATCTATATTTAAAAGTAAATCAAATTAAACCAAAAATCCATGTATTTGGTCATATTCATGAAGGATACGGATATAAGGATATAAATGATACTCTATATCTCAATGCTAGTACGTGTAATTTAAGATACCAACCTGTTAATTCTCCAATAGTTGTTGATTTTTCTAAAGAAAATGTAGAATTTGTGTAGGGGCCTTAACAACCATTATATTTATCGGTAATCAAGTTTATGTGCGATTAAAAACAAATATAACATATAAACTATGATTAAATTTATCAAACAGTTATTCGATGACAATAATACCATCAATGAAAAGGCAGTTGTTGGTTTTATTGCTTTTTTTATGCTTGTAATAGCATTATGTGTAGATTTAATAACTGGCTACTTAGGCTCTCCATTAGTGTTAAATGAATTTATATTTGATGGATTTATGGTTATAGTGTTAGGGGCATTTGGTATAGCATCAATTGATAAATGGTTAAATAAAAAGAATAAAAATAATGGCGAAGAAAACAACATCAACAATAACGAAGGAGGCGAGTAACATGGTTAAAATGCCTATCTCATTTGAACAGTTTTCAAAAGATCCAGTTAAAGGATTATTATTTATAGTGTTAATTGCTATTGGTTATTTATATATTGATGGTAAAATGAATTACCAATCACAAATAACCAAACATGAAGAAAAAATTGTAGTATTAGAAAATAAAATAGATTTATTATCCACTGCTCTTAAGCGTAGTGATAGCGCTTTAGCTGTTACTGTGACTAAATTAGAGATCCTAACCCAAATGAAAAAATAATGAAGACAGTACTAGTATCAATTGTATTAGCATTATTAGTCGTAACGACCTCTATTCCTAAAAAACCAAAAAAAGAAGAAATTGATGTGGATGTTATTTTATCTAAATGTGATAAAAATTTATCTAAAGCATCTACAGTTGCTAAAGTAGCAGATCAGCAACAAAAAGAAAAAATGAGTGAACTGCATCAGACTGTTCAAAAATTAGAAAAAGAGAAAAAACAACTAGAAACAGTATTAACAGAAACTAAATATGAATTACAAGTTGTTAAAGACATTGTTAATAACAATGTTGTTGATACTGGTGAGCAATATAATTTACTCCCAGAGAATTAGGGTTATAGGTAAAGATACTTTTGTAACACTAACTGTACCTCAAGCTAAAGCGGTTAATGATACATTTATATCTCAAAGAAAAACTATTAGTGAATTAAAAAATCAAAACGAATACTATAAAGATAGTCTACAACGATTTCAATCCAAACCCCATTCAGTTGATAATAGTGTAGGTTGGGAGGGTTGGTTATTTATAACAATAGAAGGAATTATTTTTATTGCTCTTTCAATGTATTATAAATAAGCTTCTTCGGAAGCTTTTATTTGCCTGTCAAAATAATTTTCATATATTTACAGAAATAAAAGTTATGAAATATTTTGAAATATTTGGTCTAGGAGAATTTACAGGCCATGATCTAAAAAAAGCAAGTGAGATTTTAAAGAAAGAATTCCCAAACGGCCCACGTATTCAACATACAGAAAGGTTACCGGGTAAATTTTCATTTAATGAAATTGCTAATCACATTCGTAATTCACATCAAGAAGTAAGTAAATCGCTACATGCATGAAAGTATTATTCTTAGATAATGATGGTGTAATCTGTTTATCTCATAATTGGGGTACACGTCATAAAAAGTTACAAAAATGGATGGCTAAAAATGGTAAGAAAGCATCTTACGATATGGACCATCGTTTTGATAACTTTGACACTAAAGCCATCCAAGTGCTTAATGAAATATTAACCGAAACCGGTGCGGATTATGTTATTAGTTCGGATTGGAAACTACATGCCACACTTGAAGAGTTACAAGGATATTATTTACTTAAAGGTGTTATTAAAGCTCCTATAGCATTAACTCCCAACCTAAAAGACTTTGATAAAGATGCGGCTGCGATGTATAGGCACAGATGGGAATTTGAACGTATGCGCTGTTTGGAAATCAAAGAATGGCTAAGACAAAACCCAGATGTTACTCATTGGGTAGCAGTAGATGATTTGAATATGTCTAACGAGCATCTACATCCAGGATTAGATAATTTTGTATTAACTCCTCGTTCGAACGAAGGAATAAAACAAACAGGTATTAAAGAAAAAATATTAAAACATTTATTATGAGAAAACAACTTTTCATTTTTATCACTCTTCTTATTGTAGCTATAGGTTGGGCTGCTATCGTCATCAATTATAAACCTGCCCCAACCAAATCTGAACAACCTAAAGAAGTTGTTGAACAGCATACAGATGAACCAAGACGATGGAAGTCATCAGAAACCGGATTGCCTATGGGTATAGTGTTAGAGGGAGCGTATATTGAAGGTTTACCATCATCAAATTGGTTATCAATAAAAACTATAGATGGTACTACTACAATTGTAAAGAATATAGACTGGCAGTTACACGATGCTATAAATAATGGAGATATTATAGAATAATGAAACCACAACGAATAAGAGCACAAGTACAAATTAATCGCGATGAGTGGCTCGAGCATAAACTTCCACCTAACGAGATTGAAGTCATACTTAAACATCAATTGATAGAAAAATTATCTAAAGAATTAATTGACCAAATTGATATTACTAAAGAATCAAATGGTTGGGTAGGTGAGGAATGGAGAGTAGATATCACAGTAATGTCAACTTATGAGTATAGAAAGTTGATAGATGAGTTAATTAGATTACAAGGAGGTGTTACTGAGACATCTGGTTACCATTGTTCAACTTGCGGTAAGTATAATCGTACTTCAGTTATATGTAACCATAATAATGATTTTAATAAGTTGATAAATAAATTATCAAGCCAAAACTTACCACCTGAATATGGTCAAATGATAACTGATAACTTTAATGATTTGGTATGAGTAAAGAGTATACAATGGGAGAATTAGTGGGTGAAATAATATTGTTAAAATATTTACCTACACTTGAAACAGATTTAATTCAAACCAATAAACGAGTTAAAATAACTGATCCAAATGATTTAAAAGAAAATCAACGTTTAGATGAAATAATGGATTCTAAAATGGGGTATGCTTATATGGAGAAGGAGTATTCAGAGGCACATGGGTTATGGTTAGCACATACTAAATTTTTAGCTAAAAAATACCTACCAGAAAAACTTGAATGTAGAGTAACTCAGTTTGAAATTGATGATATAGAATCATTTAAAGAAGGTATAAACGATTATTTATGGAATTGTGATGTGAGTTGGTATGTAGCGGAAGATGATTTCTTAGATCGTAATTCAGATGATGAATTGTCTGCAATAGATGAATTTGATAACGAAAACGAACTCCGTGAATACTTACAACAGTTTTTTGAGCGTACTTAAAATTGCGCCCAACGTTTTGTGGCTTTGCTTAGTGCGGGATTGATAAGATAAATTTACTTTAAAACCGAAAATTATGAATACAGAAAAAACAAACTTAGAAAACGAGAAACCTGCATTGAGCAAAGGTGCTGTTAGCGGTAGTTTACGTGCGGATGCTTTGGAGTGGTTCTTTGCGAAAAGTGAAATTGAAAAAGAAGAACTAAAAGATAAACACTTTGCACATGAATATATTGCACATGATAGCCATTGGGGATTTCATTTCACTTTTGGTCAAATAGAGAAAATGTATGTTAGTGAGCTTGGGTAAATTACCGCTAACGTTTTGCAGATTGCCGAAGGTGGGGCGTTGTACCACTAAACTTTAATTGAAATACAAAACTTGATAATATGGAAAATGTTGATTTGAAAGACGAAACCCCCACTTTTGGCAATGTGCTGTTACCTGCTGTTAAATTGTGCGTAGGGCAGAAACTTTGGCTTGTTCGTTCACATCATTACAGAAACGATGATAGAACTCCAAAAGAAGTTACAATAAGTAAGGTAGGTAAAAAATATTTTGAACTTGAAGATTATCCAAGAGCAAAATTTGAAATTGAAACATTAAAGCAAGTAACAGAAACTAACTACATTGATAGATGCCATTTAACATTACAAGAGATACTTGATGAAAGGGAATTTGATAAACTTGTAGGAGAAATTAAAAATATTTTTGGTGGATATGGAAAGCCAAAGTTGACATTAGAACAACTGCGTAAGATTAGGGATGTGGTGGGTGGCAAAATTTAATTGCAGGTAACGGTAAGGTGGTTGGCGTTCGTTGCCGACCTTGGAAACAAAACATTAACTTAAAAATAAATTTGATATGGAAAACAACACTTCAATAAACCACGAAAACGGCAATGACGCTAACCGCTTGTTAGCACCCGTTTTTGATTCTTTCCCTTTGTTCTACTGTCAACACAAGGATGAACAATGGGTTTGTAAGCATTACAAGGTTGTAGATAATGATTTTTACAGCATTGAAACTAAATGTAGATTTCTTGGAATTGATAATGAAACTTGCAATAGTAAACCTTGTAATGCTGATGCGTGTCGTCAGTTTTTAAATGGGTGCTAACGTTCCCACGCCTTGCGCTGTTGCTGATTGCGTGAGGTAAATTTGTCAACCAAAAATAAAATAATATATGCGTAGTAAAAACATAAAATTAAGTAGTTACCGGCAATGGCGCAAGACGTGTGTTACCACCTGTTGTTCTTCTTGCGTTTATTTGTCTGCAAGTAAAATGTGTTTTATAATAAATTCATAAACAGCCATGATAAATAATATAATAGCAGTCACCCAAGTAACTTTTTCAAGCCACGATGTTTTGGCTGGTTTGGTTTCCTTAGTCGGATTATTTGTTTGTATTGTTGGGTTTTCTCGTGCATTGTCAGACCGAGATTGATTAACATTATTACAGTCACTGTTGTCATGTTGTCTACAATAGGTGGTAACGTGATGCGGCTTGTAGCTGAAAGGGATTTAGAAGCACAATGTTTCAACCTTGCACTACTGCCGATTAGAACCACAAATGATGAATGTAGCACATCAGCCCTTTTTGCCACAAACCGCTGTTATGTGCTGGGCGGATTATCAGCACTGAATAAAATTTGAAACGATGTTACAAAAGAAAAAAAGAAGGCTCAAAACCATAGAAAGCAAAATAGAGAAATTAAAAACAGATTTTCCATTAGTTGATTTTAAGAATATGGAAATTAAAAGAGCCTATGAAAAATACCACGAATTGACAAAAGAATTGATTTACTTAACTGTTGATGTGAAATTTTGTCAAACCGAAAATAGAAATGAAATGTGTAGTGATTGTAATTGTTGGAAGGCTGTCGCTAATCGATGCAGTTAGCATTGCACATAACGTTTTGCAGCTAACCGAAGTTGGCGATTACGAAGGACAAATTTTCAAACTTAAACAAATGTATAATCGAAGCATAAACGCCCATATAACCACTAAACCGCCAATTTTGGTTAGGTGCTGTTATGTGCCGTTTTTCTTCACAAATCTTAATTAAAATGATAACAGAAAACGAATACCTTAAAGCAAAGGAAATTATTGCTCAATACGAAAAGGAGCAATCAGAAATGAAAGAACTACTTGCAAAAGAAACGCTAATAATTAGAATTGGTGGATGTTTACACGAAAACGGCAGGATAAGTTTAATACCATATCCAAAAGACCGTAGATTAAAGATTAGAAAGCAAGGTGAAAGATTTTACACTATTACTGACCTTAAAAAGTATTATGGTATTAAAAAAACTACCAAAACAGGAGAAAAGGAATGGGCAATAAGTCCGAGAGGAAAAAGGTATGAGTGGGATATTCTTGAAGCAGAAATTTCTATGGAGTATGTCGCTCTTTAAAATGGCACATAACGTTTTCTTGATTTGAAAACGAAAGCCCCCAATGACGCAAAACCAGTGTTGGGCGCAGTTTTTTCTCCTTGGGATTATGCCGAAGAAGCATTTTCTGAAACACTTAATTATATGTCAGATGATGAATGGGATAATATAATAACACTAACAAGAACAATATGATAAACACAGAACCAACAATAATAACAATAACATCACACGGTAAAAAATTCACAGCAGAATTACCATGGGATGTATCAATGCCTGAACTTGCTGATGCAATAAGAGGCTTAGTAAAAGCATCTGGATACCCAGATGAATTAGTTAACGAATATATTAAGACGGATGGCGACGCTTGAAACACAATATAAAGACTACTTAATTGAACATCCCAACTCAACATTTAGTTTTGAGGAATGGAAGGAACATGTATTAGGTAGAAAGTTAGATACAGTACTTAATATCAAATTAGGTGGAGGATACGATTGTCCACAATGTGGTAAATATAATCGTACATCGGTTATTTGTAACCATGATAATGATTTCGATAAATTTATTAATAAATGAAAACAATTAGAATAGGTTTACAAACCCAAGTTAATGTGGAAGTATCTCAAATTCCTCTTAGTTTAGAGGAAATTGTAGAGATGGCTGATAATCCACCAATTCCTAATTACCAACAACAAGCTAATGATTTCATTGATACTTTGGATGGTTATCACAATGTTGCTTTTTTGGAAGCACTACATATAGTAGCAGCTAAACGAATAGTTGAACATTGGAGAAAATTCTCTCCGAAACGATTAGAGGAAGAACGATATAAACAATATTTGAAATATGAATAAATTAGACTTAGCTTACCAAGCACTCCTACAAGACATACTTGATAATGGAGTTGAAAAGAAAGATAGAACTACAACTGGTACAATATCAGTATTCGGTAGACAAATCCGTCATAAAATGAGTGAGGGGTTTCCATTACTCACAACAAAGAAAATGTACTTTAAAGGTATAGTAACTGAACTACTTTGGTTTTTAAGAGGTGATACTAATATCAAGTATTTAGTTGATAATGATTGTCATATTTGGGTAGGAGATTCCTTTTCTAACTATGAGAAAAATGCCGTTGTAGGTGATGTGATTGATAGTCACTATGAGCCAGCAACAGATAAATGGCATTTGTACAACAAAGAAGAGTTTATCAATATGATCAAGAAGGATGAAAGATTTGCTAAAAAGTGGGGTGAATTAGGACCTATATATGGTAAGCAATGGAGAAGTTGGAGACGATATAGAAAATTACCAAAAGATGATTACACTACAGATTACAGAGAAAATGAACCAATAGATCAAATCGCAAACCTAATCAACGACCTTAAAACAAACCCAGACTCAAGACGATTAATGGTTAATGCTTGGAATGTAGGTGAGTTACATGAAATGGTTCTTCCTCCTTGTCACTTCTCGTTCCAATGCTATTCACATGAAAAAGAAGGTAAACGTTATTTAAGTTTAGCTTGGAATCAAAGGTCCTGTGATGTGGGGCTCGGTATCCCTTTTAATATTGCTTCTTATGGTCTATTATTAGAGATTATAGCTAAAGAGGTGGGAATGATTCCGTATGAGTTAATTGGTAATTTAGGAGATTGCCACATCTATAATAATCATATAGATGGTCTTAAAGAACAGTTAACAAGAGAACCATATCCACTACCTAAAATATGTCTAGATTATAGAGAAGGGGAATACAATAAAGACCTCACTGATTTAACTCCTGATGATTTTGTATTATTCGATTATCAATCTCACCCATCAATAAAACTTCCTTTATCAAACTAGTGTAAGAAACATAATGGCGCAATATTTATAATAAACACGCCATTATGATTTCAATTTATATATTATTAGAAAATGAAACACCTGTTTATTTAGGTAAAACCAATGAACCAAACAGACGATTAAGAGAGCATCGAATGAATTTTAGTAAAGATATTTGTCTTGAAGTTATAGATGAAGTAGAAGAAAATGAATGGATGTTTTGGGAACAATGGTGGATTGGATTATTTCATAATTGGGGAATAAAATTATTAAATGGAAATAAAGGTGGAGGGGGTCCTGAGTATCAAAAAGAGTCATCTAAAAAACTAATAGGGGATAAACAGAGAGGAATCAAAAAACCAACAGTTAGTAATAAACTTAAAGGGCAAAAAATAACTTGGGATTTAGGAACTAGTACCGCTGTTTTACAATTTGATAAACAAGGAAATTTTATAGCAGAATACAAATCAATGGGTGAAGCATATTCTAAAACAGGAGTCCCAAGCTCAGCTATATGTGAGGTGTGTAAAGGAAGAAGAAAATCAGCTCATAAATTTATTTGGAAATACAAAGAATAATTATTATATTAACAACAATTAAAGCACCTTTATCTAATTAGTTATGTTAAAAATAGAACAAAAAGATAACATCTACGAAGTTAAAGTAGAATCGAATAATAAAATAATAGGTCATTTTATATTAGGTGTTGATGGGTATTATTATTTTGCTCCTAACGGACTTAATGAAGGTGGCATCTGGTCAGACTATATTTTACTTGAGATTGGTACTAAACTTAAAGCAATCAATAAACCTTGGAATGATAAGATAAACGAGTACTTCCAAGATCATATTGACCACACACTCTAAATTAATAAGCTTTGCTCGGCAAAGCTTTTTTTATATTATTACATCATGAGTTGGTTTTATGAAAATATAGGTTATAGATTTAAATACGTTTATAACAGCATTAAAAATATTATACGTTGGTTTCCGATAATATGGAAGGATAGAGATTACGATGATTGGTACATATACACCATTTTAGAAACCAAACTCAAACATCAAGCCAAATATATTGGTGATAGAGATAGACACACTCGAGCTAAGCGAGATGCTGAAATAATGATGACTTGTGTTAGGTTAATTCAAAAAATAAAAGAAGAGGAATATGATAGTGAATGGATGGATTATCACAATTCAGAATATAATTGGCTAGATATACCAGAAAGACCCGACCGTAAACTTTTGGATATACAATTAGTAGATGAACGATTTGATGAATATTTTTTAACATATCCTTCCGATTATAGACGCGTTATAAACAACTCAAACAACCAAATATTCAAGTTTGGCGACGATTTAAATGACCGTGAAAATAAACAACGTATTGCGATGAATATGGGTATAGTAAGACAAGAACGTGCTCGCAAGTTGTTATTTAAGTTATTAGAACGTAATATTAACTGTTGGTGGGAATAGTTTGGAGGGCAAGACAAAAATTATATCTTTAAATAAATAAAAAATATGAGTATAGCATTTATTATCGGTTGGGTATTTATGATAATTTCATGGCTCCCAAAACCGTTCATTAAGGATGAACGTAAACGTTTAGCAACAAACTTAGCAATTGCTGGAGTTGCTTTAGGTATTTTTATTGCGGACTTTATATATAGATTTATAAAATAAACATGAGAATAATAGCAATATTAATACTATTAGCCGTTGTAGTATTAGTTGTAGTAGGTTACGACTTACTAATGAAAGCGGCAATCAAAAAACAAAAAAATAGTATCAAACAACTTAAGGATACTATTGATCGTTACCAAGAAGAAATAGAGGAAGTATCTAAATTAAAAGCAAAAATCAATGAAACAGAGCCAACAAATTCTAAACAAACTAAAAAATCAAAATCAAAATAAAATGGAAAACAAAAGCACAATTATTAAGGTGGTACTAGGTATCATAGCCTTTATTGTATTATTATTCTTCAATCCGTTATCATATAATGATGCAGGTGAAAGAACAGTAGTAGAACAGTATGATGGTAAACAATTTGTACAATATTCTCCCGGTATTTATTGGGCAGGTTTATTTGCAAAAGAAAGAAGTTGGCCAAATCAGATTTCAGTATCATATCAGGCAGATGCAGCTGATATGGATCTGAAAGATGGAACAATTGAAATAGGTAAACAAACAATTCGATTTGGTGGTGATGCTACCTCAGCTAATGTAAGTGGTATTGTACAGTATATTTTACCAATGGATGAAAAGGAAATGATTGAAATGCATAATACTCATCGCACACCACAATCACTAGTACAAAAACGTTTAGCACCTTATACTAAAGAATGTTTACAATCATCAGCCCAATTAATGTCAAGTGAAGCACATTACTCAGGTGGTAGAGCTCAAATGGCTCAAGACTTCCAGGATCAATTAAAGAATGGTGTGTTTATTTTGAAAACTGTTGATAAGGTAGTATATGATTCATTAGAGAAAGAAAACAAACGTATATATGAAACTAATCCTCTAATTGATAAAAATGGTAATCCTAAACGTAAAGTATCATCAATTAAAGAATATGGTATAACAGTTGCAGATGCTGCTATCACAGATGTGGATTATGAAGAACGAGTTGATGCTATGTTAGCTAAAAAGATTGATGCTTCAACTAAAGCGTCAGTTGCTAAACAAGAATTGTTAACTGCACAACAACAACAATTAACAGCAAAAGCTAAAGGTGAACAAAAGTTAGTTGAGATCGAATATCAACAAAAACAAGAACAAACTAAACAAGTAGTTGCCGCTCAAACACAAGTAGAGTTAGCACGTCAGGATTTAGCTAAACAAGAAATTGCACGTCAAGCTGCTGAGAAAGAAGCTGCTAAGATTAAGGTGTTAGCGGATGCTGAAGCATATGCTAAACAAAGAGTAATGGCAGCCGATGGCGCCTTAGATAAGAAGTTAAAAGCATATGTTGAGATTGAAAAGGCTAAGTGGGAAGCATTTAGTAAGTATCAAGGTAACATGGTTCCAATGTATCAAGGTGGTGCTGGAGGTAATGGTAATAATGCAATTGGTTTCATGGAATTATGGAATGCCAAAGTAATGAGAGATTTATCATTAGACATGAAGAATAAGTAATAATCAATAAGGGTATAGGTTAATAGCCTATACCCATTTAAGAAATTTAACGAGGAGTAGTTATGAAAGAACAATATTTACCAGGTGGCTCAGTAATGGCATATAATGCCGATTGTACAACTACCTATACAAGTAATCCATTTATACATACTGGAAATGCTGTTGGAATGTCAGGAACAAGTGCAGGAACGCATATTACAAATACAATAATATCAGATACATTATCATTAACAAACAATATAAACAATATGAATAGAGTACAAAATCATTTCGTTGCGATTTTCAAAATCGAGCGCAACGACAAAATAAATTTATTAAAGAGATGTGGATTGAAACAAAGAACGGTTCATCAGTAGACTTTGAAGTAGCTAAAGATTCAGAAATTAGCAGATATAAAGCAGATGAAATTTCAATTAGAACAATTTATACAGTAATATTTTAATTATGAAAACACTATTTGACATTTACAGAAAACAAGCGGCTAAAGCTTTTAATATGCCTACAGTTAGATTATGTTCTGATGGTGATGTATTAACTTATTTAAAATCAATTAAGTTGTAAAACAGTTTAGTCAGGTGGCGGAAAGATATTAGTAGTGGCGAGCGAACATATCGTGGTAGACGCATGTTTGTAGGTTACGTGTCATGAGTTGAAAGCAACCTTAAGGTGGAGTTAATAACCACATACCTGAATTGACAGGAAATTAAATAATGACATACAGGTTCGAATCCTGTCCTGACTACGAGTCGACGATGTAAACTACGTATAGTATCTATACGTGCTATGAACAAACATAGAAACTCATAAAGAGTATAAGTGGCAAATGAGTTACAGTTCGGATTCGAACCTTAAAAAAGCTATAGCTTCAATGTTATGTAGATTCAGAATAGTTAATCTATTTAGGTACCTGAACCATACAAAGAGGTGTTAGTGTGTGATGATAGTTTTTAGCTGCGGCGGAAATTTTTTGATTCACAATACAGTCAGGTGGCGGAATGGTAGACGCTAGCTTAGATGGAAAGAAAGGTGAAAATGTAATCTTAAAGCAACCATCATACAGGTTCGAATCCTGTCCTGACTACAAATTTAAATAAGTATGATTATAGCAATAACAATTTTATCAACATTATTAATAGTAGCATTAGGTTTTATAGCATATTGTTTCATACACATAAACAAAATACAAAAAGAACTAAATTCAATAAGTGAAGAACAATCACGTCAAAATGAGGATATTCGAAACTTAATGATAGCTCATATGACATTAGTTCAAGCACTAAAAGAAGCAGCTGAAGTAGAACAAATTAATAAATTATATAATTACAATAACGTAAAAGGAGAAGCATAATATGGCAAGAATAGATGTAGAAATTGATGTAGACGATATGTTAT